ATGGCCATTGATCCGGATGCGGAGATCGATCACGAGGGGCCCGTTACCCCGTACCGGCAGCTCGCCGAGATCCTGAAGGCGCGGATCGCCCGGGGTGACTGGGCGGAGGGGCGGCCGATCGCGTCGGAGAACAGTTTGGTGCAGCAGTACGGGCTGGCCCGGACGACGGTGCGTCGGGCGATTGCCGCGCTCGTTGAGGAGCGGGTGGTGTGGACGGTGCAGGGGCGCGGCAGCTACGTCGGTCAGCCGCCAGCCGAGAGCTGAGGTCAGGCGTCCATCTCGGGGTGTCCGTGCCGGATGGCGAAGCCCTGTCCTGCCTTGGCGGTGTTGTCGCAGTAGCAGCACAGCATGTCGGAGGCGAGCCGGTGGCCCAGTTGCCCTTGTAGCTTGCGCGAGCAGTCGTGGCAGGCGTAGCCGTAGGCGTGCGGGGCGTAGTAGGCGCCTTGCCAGTCGCCGACGATGGGGCGGGGCCCGCATGCGCAATAGAGCTGCCGACCGGTTTGCTGGTCGACCCAGTGGACTCGGTAGAGGTACTGGGATGGCGGCGAGCAGGCGCAGACCTCTTGTGCGTACCTGCCTGCCCAGCGGTCCTCGGTTTCGACGCGCTTCGGGTTGGGGCAGTGGGGCAAGGCGCGCACCGGCAGGTCCACATCGGTCATGCGGCCAGGATGACAGACACCGATTCGTAGCCGCCTGTCAGACCTCGCCGATACGATCGGCTCATGTCCTCCACTCCTCCACCCTCGGGGCCAGCACGGTCTGCTGCGGCCGTGGATGCGGAGATCCGCGCCCTTCTTCAGGCGACGGGCGGCTGGTTGTGGGGGCCGACGCGGGCCCGGTACGAGGAGCTGCGGGACGAGTGGGTGGCCGCCGTCCGCGACGAGATCACCACAGCGGCGTAGAGTGCGCGACGAAGCCCCGGCCACTAGACCTGGCCGGGGCTTCGTCTTGCCGTTTCGGTCAGCTCTCCCAGCCGACCGCCTCGACGCCGGACTGGTAGCCGCGTCCAGGAGTGACGACCCCTGTGGGTGCCCAGCCGTCTTCGATGAACTTGCGGGCTACGTCGCCCGGCACCCAGCGGTTGCCGCGCTCCGGGTCGGACATCCACCCGGCCAGTTCGTCGGCCGTAGCAAACACAGGACTGACCGGCGAGCCCTCGCTGACGGTTTCCCAGAGCTGCCAGCCGTCACCCGTCGGCGGCTCAGTCGGCTCCCAGGCTTCAGCCTCAGCGCGTTGCCCTTCGTACCTTTCCAGGCTGGCGTGACCCTTGCAGGTCGGGCAGGTGTCGGCGACGCCCTCACGCTCGCAGCGAGCCTTGATCACGACGTGTGCGTTGATGCTGTCGTGGCCCATGCCGCCCAGAGACCACTCGTTGACCTCGGCGGCCGTGGGCATCACGGGCGGGACCTTGGGCTGCCATCCCTTGCCGGGGACGACGTAGTGGGTGAAGTCGTAGAGCCGTCCGCCTGCCACGAGGGCGTCGACGTCGTCTTGTGAGAGGTGATGCGACCACCCCGCGTTGAAGAGGTCGGCCAGACGCTGGGCCTCTCGTGTGAGCGCCGCGTCGCCCGTGCCGTAGAAGTCCGGTGCGTTACTGAGGTTGCGCTCGGCGAAGGCTCGCACCGCCGGGCTGTCGTGCCGCCACGGTGTGGATCCCGTGCTGGCCGGGTCGAAGGGGAGCTTTCCGTACCAGAGGTCGTACAGGTTCTGGGCCTGTGGTGAGTAGCCGTTCTCGCAGTCGGGGCATGGCGTCCCGTCGAATCGATCAGGGCTCAGGAAGCCTTCCCAGACCTTGTTGAGCGGCCAGTCGAAGTCGACCGGCACTCGGCGTACTTCTCGTCCCATCAGATCACCTCTTCTTGTGGGGCTTGGCTTCGTGGTTGCGCACACTGGCCGGGGCTCCGGCGTAGCCGCAGCCTAGGGAGCATTCGATCCAGCCGGACGCCAGTGCGGCGGCACGGACGGACACTTCGGTGTCGGGCCCGAAGTTGTTGTCGGCGAGCAGGCGGGCAACGGAGCCGCCGTGCCGGGCGGCGATGAATGCCGCTTCGGCGATCTTGTCGTGGCCTCGGGCGAAGAAGCTGCCGATGCCGGTCTCGGCGCCGCAGCCGCACCAGCAGGTGCCGGTAGGGAGGAGGCGTTGGGGTGTCTCGTCGGTCATGCAACCAAGATAGCCAATCAAGAACGGCAATCAAGATGTACGTAGGGAAGATACGCCCCGACACGTAGACAGCCCCCACCCAGACGGGGCGGACCGCCGACGTACTATCCCCGGGTGGCACACACCTTCGAAGATCTTGTGACCCTGGAGCGGCTGGCCGAGGAGGCGCACGCCGCCTACACCGCCGCCCCCGGCGATGACACCCGCGCCGCGTGGCTGGCCGTCGCCGACGCGTTCCAGGCCGCCGTCGTCGAGCATGCGGCAGCCGAGGGCAAGAGCCGGTACGAGGTGGAGATGGCGGCGAAGAAGACCGTCCGGCACCCGGAGACCGAGGCGGCCTAGAGGTCCCGGTCACGGTGGTCAGGGGAGGTGAGCGCGTCTACCTCGCTCCTCCAGTCCGCGCCATAGCAGCGAGGGCAAGGCGGGGTGACCATCAGCAGCTTGCATTCCTCGCTGCTGAAGAGTCGTTGCGCGCCACAGATGCCGCACCAATGCGGGTGCATCGGGCGCGGATCATCGCATCCGTCACCGGGTTGTCCTGCCATCGGGCTCCGCCTCCTTTGCGTGTGGGCTGTACAGCAAGAGCATCCCCAAAGGCATCTCAAAGCGGCAGGCCCCGCCTGCGTGACCAGACGGGGCCTTCAGCCACAACAAACCCGACTTGCTCGTCGGATCGATAGGGCGAGTCTACGAGGGGCCGCTGACAGTGCCGGGGCGTCGCGTCGACAGCACATACACGCCCGAGCTAGGCAGTGCAGCGAACCCAGCCTTCCACCGCTCGGCAGCCTCCCGGCCGCTGGGCTGCACGGCCCGCAGCAACGGGACTGGGGTGCCGCCGTGGCGACGTTTGACCTGCCGCAGCGCGCGGGCGGCAGACGGGTACGGGCGGACGCTCATCGCACCAGCATGGCAGACGATCACCGCCCGTCCGGCCACTCCGTCAACGTCTCCCCCGTCTCCTCGTCCACGAGGGTGACGCGGGCGCCCGGCCGGTCACCATGCTCGCCGACCCAAGCCGTGAACTTGCGGCGGGCGATCACCTCGCTCCCCCACCAGCCCTGGATCAGCGGCTGGCCGCCGGTCGTGACGGTCACCCGGTAGCGGCCGGCGGTCATGCGAGCCTGATCCCGCGCGGCTGGTGTGGCTCCCGCCGGATGGCACCCTTCGCTTCCAGTTCGCGGAGCTGGTAGTGCACCGACGATCCTGCGCGCAGGCCCACCGCTTCTGCGATCTCCCCGACGGTGGGGGCCACGCCCTGGTCGGCGATGGTCTGGCGGATGTAGCGGAGGATCTCCTCCTGTCTGGCGGTGAGGTAGTCGACGCGGTGCCTGCTCATGCCCCCAGTAGAAACCTTGTTCGATTTTTGGTGCAAGCTGGGAGATGTGACCGACCTGCCCCCGGACCTGCCCCGACTCCGCACCTTGGAGACGTGGCTCGCTCTCACCCTCGACCAGGTGCGGGCCGCCATCAGGATCGCCGAGCAGCGGGAGCAGGAGCAGCAGCGCGCCACCCGAGACCGGCCCCAGCCACCCGACTGGCTCCTCGAAACCGGCCTCAACCGCGACAGCCCGCCCGTCCAAGTCCACCAAGGCGACTGCTGGAACTCCGGCAAGCGCACCCGCGGCATCAGCCTCGACGACGCCCGCCGCGCCATCACCGAAGGCGTCAAACCCTGCGACGTGTGCCGGCCCGACAGCGCCCTCGGCTTCCTGGACAGCTAGCGGTAGCCTCCCCGTGCGGCAGGCGCGTCATCTGACACCTGCGGGTGCGTGAGCGGCAGCTCTACGCCTGCCGCACCTCACGCACTCTTCCGCGGCTTCCGGGCCGTCTTCTTCGCCGCGGCCTTCTTCGCCGGCTGCTTCTTCGCAGTCCGCTTCGGCATCTCGTGCACGTCCGCATGCTCGGCGTTCTCGCCGCGGGACTGCTTCGCCTTCGACACCGACTCGGTCAGGGCCGCCATGAGGTCGACGAGCTGCCCCGACTCGGCCGCCGGCTCCGGTGCGGCCGGGGGCTGGCGGTGCTCGCGCTTCGCCTCGATCAGCTCGGCGACGGCCTCGGTGTACGTGTCGCGGAACTCGGGGGCGTCGAGGTCGTCGCGGGTCATGGTGTCCATGAGGGCGAGCGCCCCGTCGATCTCCTCGTCGGTCAGCTCGACCGGGGGCGGGAGCAGCGAGGACGGGTCGCGGATCTCGTCGGGCCAGCGCATCGCGTGCAGCACGATCGCCTCCCCCCGCACCCGGAGGAGGCCGAGCCTTTCGCGGCCGGACCACGCGTACCGGGCTACCGCCACCCGGCTGCTGCGTTCGAGGGCCTGGCGGAGCAGCTTGTACGGCTTCGCGGCGACCTGCCCGTCCGGCGCCAGGTAGTAGCCGTCACCGATCCGAATCGGGTCGATCGCCTCCCACGGCATGAACGCGACGATCTCGATCGCCTTCGCCGTGGGCAGGGGCAGGTCCCGCAGTTCCTCGTCGCTGATGGGGACGACCTGGTCGCGGGCGATTTCGTAGCCCTTGCCGATCTCCGAGGTGGCGACTTCGCGGTCCTCCAGTTCGCACACCTTCCGGGTCCGCACTCGGGCCATGTCCTCCAGGTGCACCCGGTGGAAGTGGATGCTGTGGTCCTCGGTGGCCGACACGACGTGGATGGGGACCGTGACCAAACCGAAGCTGATGGCGCCGGACCAGATGGTGCGGGGCATGACGAACCTCCGAGACAGCCCCGAGCGATGTCCAGCCTACGAGCAGTCCACCCGCACCGCCAGGCACATACCGCCACAGAACGGGTGAATGGGGGCACATGCCGGGGGCACCCCGACCAGGAATCCCCCACAAGGATCGGAGCCACCCATGATCGTCAAGAAGCTGCATGAGAAGGGCGTCAAAAGCGAGCACGCCTACCTCGCCGCCTTCGCCTCCATCGGCCTCACCGTCGCCGCCTGGGCCACCAGCCTCAAAGTCGAACCCGGCGTCAACGTCGACCGCGCCGACCGGTGGGGTCTCTTTGTCGGCGAATGGGCACCCACCTTCTTCGGCCTCGGCCTTGCCCTCTCCCACTACGAACAGCACGACGGGACCCTCGCCCACACCCACGAGAGCTGAACAAGCCGGAACCCGACACTGGCGCCCGTCCCTGGCTGAAGGGGCGGGCGCCGCCCCATTCGGCACCACTGTCAGTGCCACCAGGCAAAATGCGGCCATGACCAAGACCAGCATGCAGAGCTACAGCTTCACCTGGACCGACCCCGACGGCACCCCGCGGGCCTCCGCCGTCGCCTACGACCGGATCAGCGCCGACCACCGGCGGGCCGAACTAGAGGAGGCCGGAGCCAGCGACATCGACGAGGTGCCCGTCAAGCCCGGGGAACTGCCCGCGGTGAAGGGATGAACGCGAGAGACCCGCCTCGACGGGGGACGCGAGGCGGGTCTCCGGTCAGTGTGGCACGGGCGGTCAGGCGACGGGGCGGTCTTCCCACGGCCAGCGGGCGTCACGCCCCTGCTCCAGCAGCGGAATCATGCGGAACGCCTGATCCGTCAGCCCGCCGAACGTGTGCCGACCCGACTTCCCGGACGGCATGACGCCCGGCTTGTACCCGGCCATGTTCCACATGTAGACCGGCGTCGCCTTCGGCACGAGGTCGTCGATCGCCGTCTCCCGCATGCCGCCGTGGCCCAGCATGTTCGAAGGCAGCCAGCCCGGCCGGGTCTGCTCGTCGGTGACGATGACGATCCGGTCGTGCGCGAACCAGTGCCGCTTCACCGCGCTCGGGATGTCCGTGCCCCCGATCTGCCCGTACCCCTCGATCAGCTTCAGCACACTGCCGCCCCTCGGGACGGTCAGTTCCTTGGACTCGCCGCCGAACTCGACCAGCGTCGGCTTCTCCGCCCGCATCGCCAGCGCCGACCCGAAGACCGCGGCCTGCTCGGCGAGTGTGATGTCCGACCGGTTCGGGGTGGAGAACCCGTAGCCCGGGAACATCGACGGCGACCGGTCCACCAGGATCAGCGTGCTGCCCTTCAGGCGCGGCACGTTGGACAGGGACTGGCCGAGGGCCTGCTCCAAGGCGTGCGCCCACCGCAGCGACGGGGCGTGCTTGTAGGCGGCCCACCAGCGAAACGGGAACATGCGGGACCTGGCGACCTGCTCCGGGTCCGTGAACCGTGCGCAGACCTGGGCGGCCACCTCGTCGGAGACGCCGGCCTCGTCGAAGTTCCTGAGGTTCCTCGCCAGCGCCATCACCCCCATCGACGGGATGATCGCCTCCCATGCGGCCTTGTCCATCGGCCCCTGCAGCCAGCCTGCCAGCGCCTCCCACGTCATGCCAGCGTGCTTCAGGAAGTCTCCGGCGTCCGGCCGCTTCAGCAGGTCGCGCCGCTTCTGCACGTCCCACTTGGCGATCTCGTTGCGGGTGTGGAGCAGTTGCAGCGACTCGGGGATCGGCTTGTCGCGGTGATGCCTGCGGTCGATGGCGTGCTCGAACAGGTCGCCCTGCCACAGGGCCTTTGGAGCGGGGTGGACGAGTTCGATGACGTCGCCGAACCGGTAGCCCTTGGAGTCGGTGTCGTACTTGAGCAGAGTCCGCTCGGTGTACAGGGAGCCGAGCGCGTCCTCGATGCCCCGCTTGACGGGCTTGGGGATGCGGCGGCCGTAGCGGGACGTCCAGTAGCCGAGGAGCTCCCCCGGCTCGTCCGCGCGCTGGAGAACGGAGGCGATGACCTGCCGCGAGTGTCCGGGCTCCTGGGCGTCGAGACGGGCCCGGGTGAACTCGGCGGCACCGACGATGGCCGCGGTGCGCATGTTGGCCTCGCGGCGGAGCCAGCCGAGCAGGCCGGCAGTCCAGTCGGGGTCTTCGACGGCGAGCTGCCGGACGAGCGTCGTGTACCGGTCATCGCGGTCACCGCCCGCCTCGTAGAAGGTGTCGGTGCCGACCATGTTGGACACCGCCAACAGGTAGAGCTCGGACTTCTCGTCGCGGAGGTGGCCGAGGGCGCCCTCGTGAGTACGGGTTGTCTCCCCGGTAGTGGACACCGGCGATGAGACAGACGGGCGGGTGCCGCGGGTGTTGAACCTGGTCATGAAAAAGCCCCTCACGTTGGAGGGGAGGTCCAGCAGTGGGGTGCCCGAGATCGAGGTCGGCTGCGGAAACGTAGCGCTCTGGGCCGCTGAGCTACCAGCCCCGAAGGCTGGACGGGATTCGAACCCGCGTCTCTCTCTTAGCAGGAGAAGTATCCGCTGCCTGCGCACCGGGCACCCCCGATGCTGTGCCTCCCGAGATCAAGGACGGCCGCGGCGGCACTTTTCCAAAGAAGTAGCCGAGACCTGCGCACCGGGAGGTGCATGAAGTTGTGTTGAAGCGACTGTAGCCCATCGGGGTGACAACCGGCGGGAGTTACGTTGCCTCGCCATTCGAGCCAGGCCGGGCCAGTCTCAGCCACGGATTGTCTCGCCGGCTGATCGCCCGGTCTAGGTACTCCCGCTTGACGACGGCGGAGCCCTCCTTCCAGCGTCCTTGCCCCGTGGGGTCGCCGCCGGCGTCAGCGATAGCTTGGGCGCCGCCGCGTCGGAGGCCGTGCGCCGTGATCTTCTCCCAGCCCTTGATTCCGGCTCGCTTGGCACGTTCGCGTACCCAGTCGTTGATGGCGTCGCCGGTGACGTGCTCGCCGCGGTCGGTGGCGCGGATTCGGGACTGCAGGCGGCCTTCGCGGGTGAGTGCCCGGAGGAAGGCGCCTTCGTGGACGCCCAGGCGGTGGAGGGTGTCGAGCCAGGCGCGGGTGGCGTGGACGGGGTCGATGTCGGGGTCGTCCCATGCGGGGATGAAGGTCTCCTCGCCCTTGGCTTCCTGGTCGGTTTTGGAGGAGGCGAAGTAGAGGGCAACGCCGTCGGTTTCGACGGTGACGTTGCCGATGGTGAGGTCGGCTAGTTCGCTGCGCCGGTTGAGGGCGCCGCGTCCGAGGAGGAGGACGGCGCGGTCGCGGATGCCGATGGGGTGCTGGGGATCGCAGGTGGCGACCATGGCGCGGATCATCTCGTCGGTGATGGCGGGTGCCTTCTTGACGCCGACGCGCTTGTTCCATTCCTTCTTGTACTCGTTGAGCATGCCGCGGGCTTCGGCGGTGCCGGGCTTCTTGTCGTCGGGCATCCAGGTGCGGATGGCAGACATGGCGACGCTGATGGCATTGGGGGCGCGGCCGTCGTCGATGAGGTGGGCGACGTATTCGACGTAGGTGGCGGTGGTGCAGGGCCGGTGTACGCGGCCTTGCGTCTCGCACCAGCGGCGGAAGAGGTCGCGCTGGTTGTTGTAGGTGCGGGACGTGTTCTTGGGCTTGGACTTGTTCTTGAGCCGCTCAGCGGTGGCCTTGCTGATGTAGAGGTCGCGTTCGGTGTAGGTGGGTTGGGCGGCTTCCGTGGGAAGCGGTTCGCCGGGGACGAGGATGGTGTGCCGGTCGACGAGCGTCCGGGCGGGCATCGCTTCGGCGTCTCCCGAAGCAATGGCGGGGAGGTGGTCGTCGTCCACCAGCTCGGCGTCGACAACCTCGTCAGCCTCGGTCACGGTCGCCACCCCTCCTGGTAGTCCGGGTGGTTGGCATGCACGGCCGCCAACTGATAGGCGAACTGGTCGAGACCGTGGCGGGTGAGGGCCAGCCCCTCTCGCACTTCCGGGTCCGGCTCTGCCTCGATTTGCTGAATCAGCTTCCGCCAGTTCGCGATCAAGAGTCGCTTGCCAGCTAGTTCAAGCAGGACGCGGTCCGGATCGAGGGCGGCACCTCTCATTCGGCTGGGATGGACGGTGTGCATGGCGGCTGGCCTCCATGACCCAACTTCGGCCAGACCGAGTCCCATAGCGGTCAGCCGCTCCACCGTGTCGCCTCGCTCTCGAGCGAGCTGAAGTCGGTGCCAGTCGTTGTGAATGCGCTCCATGCAATCGAGTGCACACGAGTGGCGTCGCGCTGCAACTTCATCTTCGTCGAGGCGGGCGTCGTTGAAGGCGGCGAGGGCAAGCAGTTGAGCTGTCGGCTGGGCCACGGGAGTCCCTTCGAAGCAGGCGCGTATAAGGGAAATTATACTGGGCTACCTCCGGTAACAGCCTTCGTCCCAGGGAAGTTGGAGACACCGCTCCGCTACGTCGAAGGCCCCACTCCGAGAGGAGCGGGGCCGCGATATTGCATGTTATCGAGGGTCGCCGGCATCCACGTGACAGCGGACAGAGGCGACTTGACGCCGCCGCTACCTTCAACGCATGACCACGTACCAGGGCCCGGCCACCCTCCTTGTAGAAGACGGCCGCAAGTTCGAAGCCGACGCCAACCTCACCAAGGACCAGTCCGGTGACTGGCGCGGCAGGCTCACCTTCCGCGACGTGCCCCTCATCCCGGTCCTGCTGAACATCCGGGACGGGCACGTACTCGTCGGAGGCCAGACCGGCGAGTTCGTGCGACAGGACACCTCCGACTGGACCGCCACAGCCGGCGGCCCCCTGACCATCACCATCCTCGGCAGCGGCCCCGCCCCGTTCTAAGCGCTACCGCGCCTCGCCAACGCTGCTCGGGCGAGGCGCGGCAGCAGCACACAGGGCAACGTTATGCGCTACCTCTGACTCCACCGTCGGGAAGGGGCTTCCCGGGTCAGGAGGTCGAGGGCCTGGAGCTGATCACACGGCGGGTACGCGCCGGTCGTCCCACTGGAAGCGACCTTTGCCCGCGGCCCAGCTCAGGCCGTTGATCCCTACAGGCGGCAGGATCTCCGGGACGCCGGCGGCGTCTTGGCGGGGCCGGTGGAAGCGGGTCACCCACATGACGTCTGCGGTGCTGTTCCGGCAGTACTGCCCGGCCGGGACGTGGCACTTGGGGCACGCCGTCGCTGCGCACGCGTTCCAGGCTCGGCGCAGGGCCGCCTCAACAGCGGCGGGGTCGTGACCTGTCGGCTTCTTCGCGGCCAGGGTGAAGTACTCCATCGGCCGATGATGGCAGCCGGCCGTCCTGCCGGTCAGGCGGATGGGCCTCTGGCGCCTGAAAGCGGGACTGCGGTCGACGCCTGCGAGGGCCGGCGGAATCGGTCCGGCCGGTCGCGTCATGATGCGGCGTAGCTTGGCGACGACCTCGTCAGGCGGTTCGGGGGCCTCGGCTACACAGGCGCGGATGTGGGCGATGACGTCGTCGCCGAGGAGTCGTCGGCGTTCTTCTGGGGTCATGCCCTGCAACCGATGTGTCCGAAGCTCGGATGCGGCCCGCCACGTCACGGACCGGTAACCCGCACGCACAGTTCCCTCACATGTGGTCTACGGTGTTCCAGCGTTCAACCTTGGGGGGAATCACGCGCGTGCGCGCATCTGCGGCTACGGCCGCCCTGCTTCTGGCCGTTCTCACCGCGTGCGGTGGCGGCGATGGCGGTGATGCGGAGTCGTCGGCGAAGCCGAAGGCCGCAGCATCCAAGGAGCCGAGCAAGCCGGAGGTCGACTGCATGGACGAGTCGATCAGCCAGGCCGACTGGTTGGAGCACTGCTCCGACGAAGGCGCCGGCACTGGTGGCGACGGGACCGAAGGCCAGTCGACGGGCCTCAAGTTCGGCGAGTCGTACACCTGGCCGGACGGGCTGAAGGTGTCCGTCGTGGAGGCGAAGAAGTGGACGCAGTTCACTGACGAGGACTACGCCGAGGACGATCCGGCGCTCACGGAGTTCCGGGTGAAGCTGAAGCTCACCAACGGCGGTGACACGGCCGTGAAACTGGACGACCTGTCGGTCATCGTCGAGGGGGCGACGAACGGCGGTGAGGCTTCCACCACGGGATTCGCGACGGACTCCCAGCCGCTGGAGGGCCGGCTTGCCGCTGGCGTGACTGCGACGAAGACCGACGACAACGCCCTTGAGACGAAGTACGGCACGAAGATCGTCGTGACGGTGCAGCGGTCGAGTGAGGACTTCGACCTCGAGTTCCCGGAGTTCGAGGGCGAGATCACGGACTGATCGCATCGAGACGCCCCGCGGCCGGCCCAGTGCAGACTACGGGGCGTTGTCACGCCGGCTCTTCGATGACGTCCACGTCCGGCAGGTCGGTGTAGACCGGTTCCTGGAACGGGTGGGGTGAGAGCCAGAACGGCGTGGGCTCGTCGTTGTCGGTCACGGCTGGTCCTTGGCGGCCTGGGCGGCGCGGTGTTCCCGCTGCGCTTTGATCATCATGCGGGTGCGTTGCAGCATCAGTCCAGCGACCGCGAGGAGCAGCAGCGTGCGGAGGGTGCGGGCGACGAAGACGAAGCAGCCGTCGGGCCACACCATGACGAGGACGGTGTACAGGCAGAGCAGGCCGACGGCGGCGGCGAAGAACATCAGGTTGCGGCCGACTTCGGACCTCCACCATGTCGCCCGCAGGTGGTAGGTGGCTGCGAACCCGGCGCAGGCGGTGAAGGCCAGCATCGACGCGGCCACGTTCACCCACTGGTCGATGCCCCAGGTGTTCATCGTGTTGCTCCTCTGAAGGCGGCTTCGATCCGCTCGCGGAAGTGGTTCTCCTGCTGGGCGAGCCGCAGTTTGGCGACGACGGCTTCGACGGCTGGCTGGCGGGCTTCGGCGGCTTGTCGGGCTTCGCGTGCGCGTTCCAGTGCTCGGTCGGAGGGGCGTTGCTCGCTTCGGTCAGAGCCGTGTACGAGGCGCTTGATCCATGCGATCACGGGCGTTCACCTCCTCCTCGTCCTGTTGCCCGGGTTGGGGTAGGGCGGTGAGGAGGTGTCCTCCGAGCTTGGCCATCTCGAGGAGTTCGCCGGTTTGTTCGTGTTCGATGCGGCGGGCGGCCTCGGATTCAAGGAATGCCTGACGCCATTTGTCCCTGTCGGCGAGGGCGTCTTCGTGGGTTTTGCGGGGGATGAGGCGGCCGGTTACGACGGACAGGAAGACCAAGATGAGCAGGCCGACTGCTCCCCCGTCGGCGACGTTGATGCCGAACAGCTCGCTCATCTTGCTCCTCCCCTGGTGCGGTCGTCACGGTGTGGTCAGGCTGCGGTCTTGACCGCGCTTCGTTCCTCGAGGCCCGTTGTCGACAGCGGCGGGGTGACGATGAAGCGTTCGACGACGGCGAGGAGGGCGGCGATGGAACCCATCCAGAGGGCTTGCCGGTCGGCGGACCAGTCGAGGCCGAGGCCGACGAAGAGGCTCATGACGGCCTGGGCGGTCTGGAGGATGGCGGCAGCCCAGGCGCCGTTCTTGGCGACGAACGCGATGATGATGGCGACGACACCGGCGGCGATGGCGTTGATCGCGGTCTGGACGCCGTCGGATACATCGAACTCGTAGCCGGCGAGCTTGACCGCGGCGGCGATGAGGCCAAGGAGCAGCGCGGGTTCTCTCTTGAGGACGGTCATGGTGGTGGCCTTTCAGACGGGTTGGGCGAGTTGGCGGCAGCCGATGACGGTGCCGCTCGCGTTGCGGACTTCGCGGTACGGGACGAGGAGGTCGCTGCGTTTCATGGCGAGGCCGAGAGCGACGGGCAGGGACACGATGTAGCTGAAGCCGTCCGCGCGGCCGGGCAGGTCTTGGGCGTGGGTGTACTCGACGAGTTCGACGGGGATGCCGTCGCGGTACTCGGAGGTGAGCGGGACCATGCCCAGTCGTGCTGGCGTCGGCTGGGGGTCGATGACGCGGCGCAGTCCGAGGTCGAGGTCGTCGAGGCCGTCGGGGCGGTCGTCGGCGTAGACCCGTATCGGGTGTGGCGTCAGGTTGAGGATCACTCGGCGAGCCTGTCTGCGATCTTTTGGGCGACCTTCTCGGCGATGGCGTCGGCGAGGCCCGGGGCGGCGGCGACCTTGTCGGCGAGCTTGGCGATCTGCTCGTCGGTGAGGTCGACCGACTTGAGGGCGTCGACCTTCTTGTTCAGGGCGTCGACCTGGTTCTTGGTGCCGCGGAGGTAGGCGTAGGCGTCCTGCGGCTCGTTGGTGCCCTTGTACTGCCAGGGGGCGATGCGGCGGCTGTCGACGATGGTGTTGACCTTGGCGGCGATGTCGGAGAGCTGCTTGGCCTGTGCGCTGGTGAGGGACACGTCGTCCTCCGGGGGTGGGGTGGTCTTGCCGGCGGCGCGGGTGAGGATGGCGGCCATGGGCAGCAGGCCGGGGTCTCCGTGGTCGTTCTCGGGGACGTGCTGGTGCCCGCAGTGCCCGCGGTAGTTGGACCAGGCCGTGTTGCTCATGCGGACGCTGGAGTTGCCGTAGCTGGACGGGTACGCCTTGAAGGTCACGCCCGAGGTGAGCGGGATGCCGTGCTGTTCGTGGGCCCACTTCGCGAACTCGGCGAGGTCGCGGATGGCCCAGTCGGGCAGGTCTGGCGTGTACAGGTGCGGGGTGCCGCCCCACTTCTTGTGGGTGGCCGGGTCGCAGGTGCCGACGATCTCTACCTGCACGACGTTGAGCGTGTTCGTCTCGACGCCTCCGCTGCGGTTGACGAGGGCACGAGAGGAGACGTCGAAGTCGAAGTGCTGGTACCAGACCAGCCGTTTGGCTGCGAAGTCGGGCTTCGCGGTGAAGTTGGGGGCCGAGCTTCCGCCGTCGTAGGACGGCAGCGAGGTGCCTTCGGTGGTGTGCCAGACGACGACGTTGGACTCCATGGCGGAGCCGGGGTATTTCGAGCCGTACCAGTACGCCGTGGAGGCGCCGGGGTATCTCTGTGGGCCGGTGCGGGCCATGCGGCCTCCTGCTGCTCGTGTCGGGGTGCAGCGCACCAACGACGATTGACCTTTGAATCATAGGCCAACACCCACTATGAGCCTACGATTCACAGGCAATCGGGTATCGTGCGGTTAGGGGAGTCACACCGGTCCTTGCCTCCCCTGCTGTGGCGGGCCCGGCCGTGCGGGTCCCGGCCCGCCACCCCAACCCGCACCCACCCGCACCGGAGACCGTCATGAGCGAACCCTCTAGCCAACCCCTGTCGTATGCGGACGTGCTCGCGTGGGCAGTCGTCCTGACCCACCGGGCCAGGCAGGAGCGTGACGGCGTCAGCGTCCTCTTGCTGCCGTATCCGCCGTGCCCTACCTGCGGTGAGCCCGTGCACGAGGCAGAGCAGGTCGTAGCCGACGTCGACCGCCTGGCGCGGAACATCCGGCTCACCGTCCAGCCTTGCGGCCACGTCCACACGGCCAGCGACGACCACGTTCACCGCCTTTGGTTGCACATCCACGAGATGACGGCCGACGTCGCCAGCGGGTACCACGGCCACGCCGTCGAAGCCCGTCCGTGGACCACCGAGGAAATCGTTCGCGAAGCGCACGCCCGTGTCGCCGGTACAGCAACTGAGGGGGACAGCTACCCGGTGTCGTCTTCCGGGGGCGAGTCGGCACCCGACGAACTGGCCCGCCTTCGGGAGGGCCTGCACAAGTTCCGCTACGCCCTCGATTCCCGCGCCGGGCGTGAGACCACCACCGACTTCATCCGCGAGATGCTCGACGCGATGCTCACGGACCCTGGCGAGCCGTGCGACCGCGACCAGCAGTACGCGCGCGCCGAGCAGGCCGAGGCGACCGTCGCGCGGGTGCGAGCCGAGGTGGCCCGGATCCGCTCCATCACGCCGACCTGGGGTCCGGTCGCTGACCTCATCGAAGCCGCCCTCGACGGTGCAGAGCGACCGAGGGAGCAGCGGGAGCGTCCCGCCCATCCCGACGGGACTCCGTACAGCTACTACGAGATCACCGCTGAGGGGTGGGGGTTCTGCGACGGCTGCGGCATGTGGTCGACGGCCAGCCAGGAACGCCCGCACCAGTGCCCGGAGACGCACATGCAGGGGCCCATCGACGGCAAGGAGGCCACCGATGCCTGAGCCTGAGGATCCGATCACGCAGCTCGCCGCTGCCGCCGTGCAGTTGCACGAGCTGTACGAGGCATACCTTTCCGCAGGGTTCACCGAGGTGCAGGCACTTGAGCTCGTCAAGGCGACCTTGGCCGCGAGCGTGGGCGGTGCCGGGTGACCGGGCGTGGGCCGAAGGTGCGACTGGCGAACATCGCACGCGGGCCGAATGTGCCGGTCACAGTAGCGGAGTGGGATGCGACACCCGGCCTGCACGAGTGGATCGAAGGCGAGATCCGGCAGCGGGAGGAAGCGGCCCGTGACGCCACCGCAGGGCCTTGGTTCGCGGAACACCCCGAGGCCTCATGGGGTGAGGAGAAGGACGCGGAAATCATCGGCCAGGGCAAGCTGCTGGCCGTCCTCGCCTACGAGCGCAACGGCCACCTCAACGCCGACCACATCGCACTGAACGGCCCCGACTACGTGCTGCGCCGGTGTGCCGCCGATCGGAAGATCCTCGCCGCACACCCGTACACCACCGACGTGCTCAACCCAAGCTACGGGCCGCACACCGCCGGATTCGGCTGCGAGACCTGCCACGACTGGGACGGCATCACCGAAGGACGCGGCAACTGCGACACCATCCTCGCCCTCGCCGAAGCCTACGGACTCGAACCCGCCGGCAAGACCGACGTGGAGGTCATCCGTGCCTGACGTGACAGTGAAGCTGTCCGACGGTGTCCGCGAGATCGCCGTCGAGATCACGGGCGCAGACGACGCGCTTCGGAGGGCCGAAGAGACCGCCATCCGCCTCTACGACGCCGCCGTCGCCGGCAGCCCTACCGATCGGCGCGCAGGCTTCGCAGGCTGGTCACCCAGCAGCACCACCGAACGCAGCCCCGAGGAGTAAGGCATGGACCTTCACGCCTGGATCGCCGCGCAGGTCGTCCACGTCGAGGCGCTGATCGACGAGAACGAGTTCCCGCCCAGCCAGGCGGAGGCCGTGAGATTGCGCTGCGAGGCAGACCGTCGTGTCCTCGCCCGGCACTGTTCCGTCGATGACGGCTACTCCGTGGCCTGCGACGGCTGCGGATACGACGGAAGTTGCTGCCCTGCGCCCGCCACCGAGAACGTGAGCGACTGTCCCGAGCTGCTGGATCTCGCGCACGCGCACGGCATCACGGCCGAGATCCTCGCCAGCCTCGACCGACCCCGACCGCCTAAGCGGCAGCCCGTCGAACCCGGCCCGCTCGGGAATGCGGTCGCCGACGCGTGGGGCGCCGCACTACTCGCCACCCTGGCAGCCACACCGATCAGCGATGCGCCCGCCGCCGTGCGCGGCCCCAACTGGAAGGCGGACGCGTCGTGAGCAGCAGCTACCACGTCCTGTGCCTGTCCCACGACCCGGCGGTCACCGTGGGCGAGTACGGCCACCGACCCGAGCCGGCCCTGGAAGCGATCGCCGCGGGCATCGACGGGCATGCCGGGTGCGACCTCGCGGTCGGCCGCTACTCGTACCCGCTCGTCGAAGTCTGCTGCCCGGCCACCCGTGATCAGTCGGCCAAGCTGCGCTGCTGCCACGGCGGCCCCGTCTGGCTGGACCGGGACTGGCTGCGGCTCCTCGCCGCCGGCTATCAGACCACGGACCCGCTCGTGGAAGCCGCCGTCAGGAAGGTGTCCAGCCTCTGCTGGCCATGGGAACGCCTCCGGCGGCTGCGCGCGGAGCTGGATGTCGAGATGAGGGAGCAGCCGTGACGGGGAAGGATGCCGCCCGCTACGCCCGCTATGCGGAGGCTGTGAGCAGCATCGTGGGCTACCCGTCCGAGACGATGGTGCGTGCTGTCATGGCAGTGGCCGACGCCGAACTCGCCGAGCGGGAGACGCCCGATCCGCTCGTCGGACGGCTCGTCGCCTGCGCCGACCCCAGCACCGGCAGGGTTCTGGCTGTCGGCAAGGTCACCGAAGCCGACCGAGCCGACGGCAGTATGCGGCTCACGATCGTGCGGCACGCCGAGCAGGATGCGCCCTGCCCGGACGCCGACCCGGCGACCCTCCCGCCCGGCATGAACTGGCGCGACCACCTCGACGCCGCTGGAGGGCGCCATGACCGCACCTGACACCGAGTTGCAAGCCGCAATGGACCGCCTCGGCCAGACGATCGCGCGCGCCACCCTGCGAGCCCTACGCAGTAACGCCAGCGACTTCGCCCTCACCGGCCGTTGGCGCCCCGAAGCCCACCGGATCGTCTACCTGTTCGGCCGGGCGTACTGGTGGGACCGGAACCCCGACGGCCGCCTGGCCTTGCAGCCTGCCGTGTGGATCAACGCTCCCGACCCACCACGAACCCCAACCGTGGCCCGTAGGTAGCCCGGTACTGGTCCGGCGTCCACGCCCGACCCGTACTGAGGAACACGGGGTCCACGCGGGCGCCGCCCGTCGTCTCGTCGTCGGCGACCAGCACCCAGCCCACCAGCACTCCCCCGCCCGGCACATCGGTCACGTCAGTGCCGGGTGGTGCAGTCACGTCGACGCGCAGCCCGTCCACGGCGGGCAGCGTCCCGAGAATGCTGCCCGGCCCGTTCGTCTTCTCCGTCATGATCGGCATGTCAGCTCGTCAGCATCGGCAGGATGACGCCCGCCATCGCGGCGAACCCGGCATCCGACAGGTGCACCCCGTCCGTGCCCGACGCGCCGGTTCCTGCCGATGTTCCCCAGTAGCCGAGGCTGTTCCAGTACTGCCAGGAGTTGCGGCCGATGGCCCACCAGTCGACGAACGCGCACCCGAACGCCTCCGCCAACGCCCGCCCGCGGATCGCGTAGTCCTGGTACTTGAAGTTCGTGACGTCGTGGGTGCCCAAGTGAGGCAAGGCGATCATGATGTCGCAGTCGCCGAGGGCAGCCCCCGTGTCCTTCACTGCCTTCAACCACTTCGTGACGTTCGTCGCCCACGCGTCGCCGGTCGTGTTCGCCGCCGCATCGTTCGGGCCCGCCGTGTAGATCACCAGGTCGCCGGGGAAGTCGACGCCGCCGTTCCACGTGGCGTTCAGGGCGGTGGTGGCGTTGTTGCCGTAGGTGTCGGACTTGGCTCCGGCCAAAGCGCAGTTGTGCACGATCACCCCGGACGTGTTCTCGCCGGAGACGCCGCACACGGACAGGTACTGGCCGGTCGTGGCGGTGCCGACCTTGAGGACCACGGTGTGCGTCGTGTTGGACAGGCCGGTCACGGTGGTGACCTGGATGGCGGCGGTGCCGGACGGCTGCGGCACGGACACGTCGGCGGCGCCGTCGATGGAGTACAGCATGGCGGGCCTCGTGCCCGAGCCGACCACCGTGTAGATCCGCACAGTCGTGCCGCGGGCCTTGAAGGTGAGCGTGTTCCCGGTGACGTCGCTGTAAATGTAGTTGGCGCCGGGCCCGTACTTGGAGCCGCCCTGCGTCCACGTGCCGGTCTGGGTGACGATCGCCCCGGCCGTGGTCCACGCCGCCAGGGCGGCAGCATCCCCCGCGGCGAGGATCGTCGACGACAGGGACGTCTGCTGGAGTCCGCTACCGCCGTCCCCGTACAGGGCTTGCAGGCTGCTCGCGAGGACGCCCGGCCACGACTTGGTGCGCGGGTTGGAGGCGTAGAAGCCCTGCGTCGCCGACCCGCCGAGGGTGACGATGCGGGCCAGGCCCGACCCCGCGGCAGCAGCATCCCGCTTGGCCCGCCAGAAGGATCCCCAGCCCGACGGGGTGTAGATCCCGAGATCGCTGCGGCCGATCTTCAGGTTCTCGCGGGCCATCCGCATGTTCGACACGTCAGCGAGGTTGCTGGACTTCTGCATCGCCCCGACCGGCGAGTACAAGGCGTCCGCCGCCGTCTTCGTCAGCAGCGACCCCCCGCCCGATACGGTCAGGTTCCCGCCGACGGACACGTCCCCCGTCACGTCCAGCGTGCCCGACACGGTACCGCCGGCCTTGTCGAGCTTGCTGTCCAGGACAGAGCCGACGTCGACGGCGGTCATGGCGTACCGGTGCCCATACCCGAAGTCGATGTACAGCGACGTGACGCCGTCGGGCCCGTAGAAGGCGACAGCGCCGTCGGCGTCCGCGGTGAGCGTGGTGATGGGGCTGCCGGTGAGGTCGGTCAGGTCCGAGATCTGGGTGCCGCCCGTGACCGCGGTCCACACGGTGCCGGTCGCGCCGGGCCGCACGAGGAGCTGGTTGCCGACGCGCTCCATCGCGTAGTCGGAGGTGCTCCCGCCGAACAAGTGCCTGGCCATAGGTGTTCTCTCTTTCTGCTCAGGCGAGCCAGTAGGAGCCGTCGATCGTCAGGACGTCGCCGGTACGGATGTTCATCGGAAAGTTGGTCAGCAGGTTCCGCATGTCGGGTTTCGACGTTGTTGCGGAGCCGTTGGATACGGGGTACTGGAGGCGGGCGATCCGGCCCGTCGAGATCGTCGGGTAGAGGACCGCGACACCGCCGGCTGAGCCCTCACCGTTCTCGGAGCCCAGGAGCCACGTGAACAGGGCGCGGTGTACCGATGAGGCGGGCAGGCCGGGCGGGAGGGACACTTCGATGGGGTCTTCGTAGGCGGGCGGGTTCCCGGTGGGCTGCAGTTGGATGCTGAGGTCGACGCGTCGGCCGAATGCCTGGTAGCGGCCGTAGTTGAGGCTGCCGCTCCCCCAGTTGATGGTGGTTCGTCCGCCGTTCACGGTCCATACCGGGGTGTAGGTGGTGTCGTCGGCGCCTGCGGTTGCCATCCACCGCCACTGGGCGCCGTCCCCCGCGTAGAGCTTGCTGTCCTCGACGAGGAGCGCGTTCTTCTCCGGCGGTCGGCGCGCGCCGGGGATGCCGGGGACTGGGGGGCGGCTGGCGAGGTAGCGCTTGTCGATGACGTTGGCGGCGGTGACGACGGAGGATCCGGCGCCGACGGTGCACTGGGCGAGGGGGATCTCCCATACGCCGGTCTCGCTCTGCGTGAGGGTGGGGGCTGCGGTGCCGCCGGTCTTGTATTCGGCGGTGACCTTCTTCGCGGTCTGGTCGGCGCGGAGGATGACGTAGTCGACGCGTGCCGCGCCGCCCGCGTTGGCGGGCACAGGCAGGTTCTTGGGGGCGTCGAGGTGGTAGAAGAAGCCGTTGACCGTAGCCGGACCCGGGGCGACGGTGACGGTGGTGGTGCCCGAGCCTGTCACCTTCAGGGCGGTGCTGGAGGCGTCATCGGCGTGGACGCCGTCCAGGATGGCGCGGCGCACCATGCGGGACCACTGCAACTGGGTGGTGATCGGGGAGCCGGTGAACGGCGCAGAGAACTCAGCCACGTCAGGCCACCTTCCTGGTTTTGAGGCGCCCGACGTCCGTCTTGACCTGGGCGATGTACTTGTAGATGCGGGCCACTGCGCTGTCGCCGGTGCTGTCGCCGCCGACGGTGGCCTTCACTGTGGAGCCGGTGGTGGAGCTGGTGAGGGTGACCTCGCGGACGGTGTCCGTGTACCAGGCGCCGCCGCGTAGCTGGGCGGAGACGGTGTCGCCGACGTTGTAGTCGCGGCCGTAGCGGAGCAGCGGCAGGTCGATCGGTGAGATCGACAGCGACCCCTTCCCGGCACCGTTGGTGAGGGCCTCTTCGCCGGCCTGGTCCATCTGCGCGGTCAGGTCGACGGAGGCGGTGTCGACGCTGGTCCGGTCGACGAACTGCTCGAGGACGAGGCCGGGGAAGAGGGGGTCGGCCCGGTCGTACACCTTGCAGACCCTCGGTGAGGTGCCGCCGCCTGCGACGACGATGGCGCGGGTGCAGGTCGGTGGGGTGGTGCTGTAGGAGGCGTCGGTGAGGTTGCCGAGCCCGAAGCTGAAGCGGGCCGTGCCGGAGCGGTCGGCGGGCTGGAACACCTGGAACTGCAGGCCGCTGCCGACCTGGACGACGCGGAAGCCGAGCCCCGCGGCCTCTGCGATGTCCTGAAGGACGGTGAGGAGGTTGTCGAACTGGTTGACCTCCCGGACCAGGGCGGGTCCGAGGACCGTATTCGGGGCGAGGGTGAGCAGCGGGTTGCGGCGGGAGGCGAGCGCGCCGGGGCCGGCGTTCAGGTTGACCAAGTTCCGCATGCCGGTCTCAACAGCTGCTACGTCGATCTTGTAGACGGAGGCGGATTGGGAGCCGATCGCCGCGGTTGGTGACGGCCAGCACGCGTACCGGGCGAGGATCTCGTCATCCGACACGGCGCCTACGGTGAGCTTTCCGCCGCCTGCGTCCGCCTCGGAGCGGGACCAGTCCACGGTCCGGATCGGGCCCGTGAGGATGGTCTCACCTCTTGGCGTTTTCGCGATCAGCCCGTTGCCTTCGACGAGCAGTGGCGCGCTCGGCGAGTCGGCGGCGATCTCCATGGTGATGGCGCCGATGGCGTTGTAGCGGGGCACAACCGTGAGCTGCGTGTAGTCGGCGACCTGCCCGATCCGCTGAAGCGTCGAGTTGCGGACGTAGACGCGGGGTGTGGTGGGTTCCATGGCCAGCCCCCTAGGACGCCAGGTAGCGGGGCTGGTAGGTGAGGGTGACGCTCGTCGCCGACGTCGACCCGGCCACGACCAGGTTCAAGTCGTTCTCGCCTTCCTGCAGCGGCCACAGCTCGGACGCGTCAGACAGGTCGGGCCACAGGTTCGTCACGCCGTTGAGGAGTGCGGTCTGGCGGCGTTCGCGAGTGTCGATGACGATCGTGTCCGTGCCAGAGATCGTTCGGGTCAGCTTGATCTCCTGCCCGGTGGTGTCGTTGATCAGGGTGATGCTGGTGGCGGGCCCCTTGATCGTCCAGACGGGGTAGGCGACGTCGTCGCCGACGTTGTCCACGGTGACCTCACCGAGCACCTGCGAGTCCCCCACCTGCACAGGCAGAATCGGGAAGAACTCGGCACTGGAGCCGGCGGAAAAGCTGTGGGTGACCTCGGTGCCGGTCCAGTACGGGGAGGGCACGCCGAAGGTGAGGGCGTTGATGCACCAGCGTTCCCCCGCAGCATCGAGGGACTCGTCGCCTTCGAGGCCGCCGGTGTAGTAGGCGCCGATGCTGCGGGTGGCCCCGTCCGGCTCGGTGAGGGTGAGGGTGCCCACGCCGCGTTTCGGGTTCAGGCTGTTGATCAGCTTGCGGCGGCGTTCCTTGTAGGCCTGTCGGGAGTCGTTGGCCCAGAACGCGATCGGCAGGGTGATCGTCTTGCCCTGTGCGCGGACGTCCCGTACCTCGTAGCCGTCGATGCCCGGTGACTCGTCGGTGGCGACCTGGTAGTCGGGCATGTCCAAGCCCTTGGCGCCGGGCTGGAGCAGCCAGCCGCGCTCCCAGTCGGAGAAGACCGTCACCACGCCCCGCGGGTCGGTGAACGACACCTGCGGCATCTGGTTGATGAGCGCGGGCCACGGCGGGCCTTGCTGCTCCTCGGGCGGGATGGTGACGGAGGGTACGAGGATCGGCATCAGCCCATCACCACCGTTCGGTGCAGCATCTCGTCCATGGCCAGGGCGTCGTTGACGCTCTTGCGTGAGGCGACTTCGCGGACCAAGGCGTTGTAGTTGAGGACGCGGTCGCCGCCGTTGCGGATGGTCTGGCTGTTCTGTACGCGGGCTGTGGTCGCTGAGGCTGTGGCGCGGACGGCGTTGGCCATGCGCAGGGTGGCCGCCTCAGCGTCGGGGACGGACGCTGCGACGCCCTGGGCGAAGCCCTGCCCGGTGAACCGGCCGAGAGCGTGAAGCACCCGTGACGGCGACTTGATCTTCAGGGACTGTTTGATGCTCGCCTGAACGGATCGGGCGAGGATCTGCATCTGCAGTTCGATCAGCTTCTGGGTGGACTGCAGGCCGGTCAGGTAGCCCTTGCCGGAGGCTGTGCCCGCGTCGTACATGGCGTCCGCGGCGCCCAGGCCCAGGCTGGTGGCGGCCTTGGAGATCGCGGACTGGGCGGCGTTGATGTCCTTGAGCTCGGCTGGCGTGGCGTCGACCAGCGCCTGGGCGTAGGCCGCGCCCTGCTCCGGCCCGGCGGTAATGATCTGCTGGAGGAGGGTCTTGTTCAGGCCCCGCTCCCCCAGCAGTTTGATGTTCGCCCCGAATTTTTTGAGCTGGCCGAGGCGGACGTTCAGGCCGGCGAGGATGCCGCCCGCGTTGAAGGTGTTGCCGGCGCTGGGCAGGCCGGTCATGGAGGCGAAGGAGTTGGCGCCCTCGGTGGTGGTCTTCGCCAGTTCCTTCGCCGCCGTGATCTTGGCGGCGATCGCGTCACGCTGCTTGGACAGGGCCTGGAGTTTGGTGTTGGTCGTGGCGATCTGCTTGAGCAGCTTGTCGTCGAGGGTGGTCTTGACGCCCTTGAACGCGTTCTTGATCGCGGTGGCGACCTTGGTCATCGCCGTGTTGATGGCGGCGGCGGTGCCCGTCAACGCCTTCAGGAAGTCGCCGCCGACGGCTGCCGCGGTGGGCCCGGTGTCGATCTTCTTGCCGCCGACCTTGATGATGCCGCCGGAGGTGTAGCCGCGGGGCAGGCCACGCCGGATGCCGACGACGCCGCCGCGGGCGTAGCCGCCGGGCCGGTTGTATGCCTTCGACAGGGAGCCGTAGCGGGCCAGGGCGTACCGCATGCTGGCGTAGATGTTGGCCATCGGGTCGACGCTGACGCCGTACATGAACGGGCCGGTCTTCTTGTACTTTCCGGCATAGGCGGCGAACGTGCCCCGGATGACCTGCATCAACCCGACGGACGGGTGCCCGGCCTTCCAGTTGGAGTCCCACCGGTTGACCGCCCGCGGGTCGCCTCCACTCTCCTGGTTCATGCGGCGCAGCGTCGTCGACACCAGCGACACGGACTGGCGGAGATCGCCGAGGGCCTGGCGGACGACGCCGGTCCAGCGCTGGACGCCGGAGCCGCCCTCGCCGCCGGTCAGGTACTTCATCGGGTCGACGGTTTTGCCGTTGACGCGGGCCTCGAGGTGAAGGTGCGGTCCGGTGACGTTTCCGGTGGCGCCGACAGAGCCGATGCGGGCACCCTGCTTGATGCCGTCACCGGCCCGGGCGACCATCGCCGACATGTGCGCGTACAGGGACTGCAGGCCGCCGCCGTGGGAGACGGTGACGTGCTTGCCGTAGGGGCCGCCGGACTGCACCTTCTGCACGGTGCCGTTGTCGACAGCGACGACCTTCGTACCGGTCTTCGCGGGGAAGTCCAGGCCGGTGTGCCGGCCGGACGACCACATCGAGCCGCGCTGCCCGAACCGGGTGCCGTAGGGGGCGTTGACGGGTTTGATCCAGGCACCGGACGCTTCGGGAACGTCCTTGCCGCGGATGTAGTCGATGGTCTTGTCGATGAGGTTGAGGGGTGCTCCCGCGATGGCGCCGGGCCAGCCGCTCTTGTTGCTCCCCAGGGCTTTGGTGATGCCGGACTTGACGGGCTTGAAGGCCTTCTCGGCGAGGGTGGCGAGGCCGCCGCGGACGGCGTCTTTGCCCTTGTTGAGGGCGTCGCCGACGTGGGAGGCGATGCTGGAGCCGATGGATTTGATGCCGCCGAGGATGCCGCCCTCGGCGAAGCCCATCTGTGCGCGGGCGACGGCGGGGTGGGTGCCTCGGATCGCGGCGGCGTTGAGGGCGTGGAGGCGGGCCCGCTCGTAGGGGTCGGCCATGACCTCCGACACGTACACGCCTTCGCCGCGGCGCATGGGCACGAGTTGGTCGTCGCCGTCGCGCCATGTGGACCAGCCGGGGAGGATGCCGCCGCGGGCGAAGCCCTTCGGCATTGCCATCTTCTTCAGGTCCGGCACGCCGGGGATCTTCGCTGCGGTGGCGTTCCAGACGCCGACCACGCCACGGTTGTACACCGTCTCGATCCAGAATCGGATGGGCGTTTTCACCAGGTTTTGCAGGCCGGACCAGGCCTTGCCCAGGCCCTTGACTGCTTCCTTGAAGGCGCCGGTCAGGCCGCCCGCGAACTTGTCCCAGCCCTCCTGGACGAGTCTCCAGGCGCCGGAGGCGATGGACCGGACGCGGCCCCAGAATGACTCCCAGATCTCGACGGCGCCGTTCTTCAGTGCCCGGAATCCGGCGACGACACCGTTCTTGATGATGGTGACGATGTCGCGGAGCCAGTTCCACATCTTCTTGAACCAGCCGAGGGTGCCGTTGACGATGTCGGGGATGATCGAGTGGCCGAGCAGTTTGTCCCACAGCCAGTGGAAGCCCTCGAAGATCTTCTTGACGCCCTTGGTGAGGATGTCGACGAACCAGGTGATTCCGCCGATCACCTTGTTCATGATCGGGACGAGGAAGCCGATGGCTGCGGCGAGCACCTTCGTGAACAGGCCCGCCAGCTTGACGATCAACGGCATCAGTGGAGTGATCACCTGCATGGCCAGGGTGATCAGTGACAGGGCGAGCTGGGTGAGCGGCGGGATCAGCGGCAGCAGCGCCGGGAGGAGCTGCGCAAACATGGGTGCGAGCTGCGTGAACAGTTGCCCGAACAACTGGACTGCCGGGAGCAGGGCCATGATCACTGGGGTGAGGAACTGCACCACGCCAGTGATGACGGTGATCAGGTTTTCGCCGATCATCGCAATCAGCGGCATGATCGCCTTCAGGATCTCGGCAATCAGCAGTCCGATCGGCTGCAGCAAAGGCAGCAGCTTCACCGCCACATCGGCGATGACACCGATAACCTCCCCAATGATCGGCATCAGCGCCTCAACCACCGGCATCAGAGCCCGGCCAAGCTCCTCGAAGACTCGCGCCAGGATCGGCCCTAGTTTCTCCGCCAACTGCTGGATCACCGGGGACATTGCGGCCAGCACCGGCAGGAACGCCTGAATCGCCGAGCCAAGCGCCCCCGCCAGCAGGCCGGCCACAGCGCTCAGCGCCGCGAAAATCTGAGTGAGGGCGGCCTGCACCTCGGGCAGCTCAATGACCCGGCGGATCTCTGCGAGTGCTGCACCGATGACACCGAAGAAGTCGCCACCTGCGGCGCCCGCGGCCTTAAAGATCCCGGCGAAGATCCCACCCAGGTCGGCGAGGACACCGCCGAACTGGACGGCGACATCAAGAGCCGTGGAGATGGCCTCCTCGAGGCGGCCATCCTTGAAGGCGTCACCCATCTTGGCCATGACGCGGTCCATGGCGCCGGCCAGGCCGCCGGTGATGCGGTCAAAGGCGGGCTGGGCGGCGACGCTCAGTTGGGCGAATCCGCTGGCGAGTTGGCCTGGAACGCGGGAGAGGTCTCCGAGGCTTACGCGGATGCCGTCGAAGACTTGGCCGAGCGTGCCCGTCCTCTCCAGGTTGGACACGGCGGAGAGCGCGTTCTGTGCCATCGTGTTCAGCTCGCCTGCCGCGCCAACAAGCCCGGCGCGGACGGTGGGCAGGATCTGCCCGCCGACGGCTTGGAGGCGGGAGCCGAGGTTGGCGAACAGGGCGTCCTGTACGTCGAGCTTCATCGCCCCCCAGGCAGGGGCCATCGCCTGCAGGGTGCTGACGAAGGCTTGGGCGTTCGGCGACAGTTTCGCCATGGCGTCGGCGAGTGCCGATGTCTGCGTGGTCGCTGTGGTCTGTGCTTCGGCGACCTGCCGTGCCGCGTCGGCTACGGCCTGCTGGGCGTCTGCGATCTGCCGCTGCCCGTCCACCTGCGCCTTAGCAACACCGGCCTGGGCGTCGGCGAGGGACCGCTCCCGATCGGCGACCTGCTGGGTGGCGTCTGCGATCTGCTGCTTCGCGTCGACGACCGACTTCGAACCCTCCACGCCGGCCTTGTTCGCCGCGGCCGTGTCCTTCTCCAGGCGGGACAGGGACACCCGCTGTTCTTCCAGCGACTGAAGGGCGCGGTCGCGGGCCAGTTCGGCCTGCTGAATCTGGAGTTGCGTGGCGGTCGGGTCGGACCGGGTTTCCTGCAGGTCGAGTTCGGCCTGCTGTACGGCGAGGGTAGCCTCTTCCTCGGACAGGCGTCCGGCTTTGAGCTGCTGGTTGAGGTCTTGCAGGTCACGGATGGCCTGCTGCCGGACTGCGGTCAGGTCCAGTTGGGCGCGGCGGGCGTCGCGCTGGGCGCGGGTGAGGTCGCGTTCGGCGTCGGCGACCTGCCGCTGTGCCTGCTCGACCCGTTCGGCGGCTTGGGTTTGAGCGTCCTGGAGGGAGCGTTGTGCGCGGGCCAGGGAGCGCTGCGCGTTCTCGACTTGCCGGGTCGCGGAGGCAGCCTTCGAAGCCTCTGCGGCGACGGGCTGGAAGGCGGCTTTTATGGCGTCTCCGACGCCCTTGGTGCCGATCTTGATTGCTGCGAAGCCGCCGATGAGCAGGCCCAGGGCTGGTGCGGCGGTCGCCGCGAGCGGACCCATTTGGGCGATCACGGAGCCGAGCGAGACTAGCGTCGGAATGGCACCGAGGGCTGCGATACGAACCAGGCCGATGCTGCCCGCCAGCGACGTCAAACCGCCACCGGACCCCCCTGAGGTGCCGAGCGTTCCCAGGCTGCCGGTGAGGGCCGTCAGGCCGATGGAGCGGACACGCACGTTTACGGTCCGGTCTCGTGTCAGGACCGCTAGCCGGGCCGCTGCCGCCGCAGTGTCGGCGTCAGCGTTGATGGTGACGCTGCGCCTGGCCGTCAGCGCGGCGAGGCTCGCCGCCCCCACTCGGGTGTCAACATCCGCATCGATGCGGACTTGGCGGCGCTGGGTGAGGTTGCGGATCTCGTTGGCTGCGACCCGGGTGTCGACGGTGGCGCGAATGTTGACGACCCGGTCGGCGCACAGTTTGTCGAGCTGCCGCTTCGCCCGGTCGTGCGCGGCCTGCTGGATCTTCGGCAGGACGTCGACAGTGCGCTGCCCGAGAAGACCGTTGAGCTTGGCCTTGGCTGCCCCCTCGTCGACTTCGACGGACACCTTGACTTTGCGTGGCTTGGTGAGCTTGGTGAGCGCGCTGGTTGCGGCTTTGTCGTCGAGTTCCGCGGTGACCTTGACGGTGCGCTTGGCGGTGAGCCTGTCCAGCTTCGTCTTGGCAGCGCGGGTGTCCAGCCCGATGTCGAGCTTGATCTTTCGGGGGGCGGTGAGCTTGTCCAGTTTGGTCTTGGTGCCGGCCGTGTCGAGGTCGAGGCCGACCTTCACGGTTGGCTTCAGCTTCGAGACCGCGCCCCGCACCTTGCGGGTGATCGTGTCGGCGATGACGTCGCCGGCCTTGATGGCGCCAGGCCGGACGGCCTTGGGGAGGTCTTCCCGCATGGCGGTGCCGAAGCGGGACGTGTCGGGGATCAGTGAGACCCGGGTGCGTCCGACGACTGTAGGCTCCGCCATGTCAGCCTCCCTCCCCTATCCGTGTGCTGCGTCGAGCTCGGCGAGCCGCGCCCGCCACTCTTCGATCTCTGCCTGGTCGTCCTCCCGGGCTTGTGCCGGGGAGAACCCGTCCAGGTACTGCTCGGCCCGCTGCCGGGCCTGCTCCTTGGCCGCGTCGTCTGCCTCGTGGGCCTCCAGTACGGGCGGCTGGATGGGCTCCATCTCCGGCGGCCGGCCTTTCAAGTGGGCGGACCAGAGGATCCGGATGAGCATGAGGAGGGCGTTGTACTGGGCTGCGGCGAGGAAGGTGGCGGAGTCCCAGCGGCGTCCTTCCGTGTCGCCTGCGATGGCGGCCTTGGTGGCGGATTCCTCGGGGAGGGCGACGACGAGGTCGCGTAGTTCGGCCCAGTTCATCGAGCCCTCCCCCCACGACATGGCCCAGAACTCCTCTAGGCGACGGCCTGGGTAGTACCGCTGGAGGTCGGCGCGGAGGCTCCCGGCGTGCTGTCGGAGGACGTCGAGGAGCCACTGCCTTCCCCCTCCGTCGTCCCGGCCTCGTCGGAGAGGTCTTCGACGATGGCCTTGAGTTCGCCGACGGTGAGCTTGCCGACGCGGACGAGCCGGTCGAAGGACTCGGGGGGTACGGCGACCTGGCGGAGGAGTCCGATGTTGGCGTCGCCGCCGTCCTTCTCGACGGCTTCGATGACTTCGACGGGCCAGTCGTCCTGGGTGGGCAGGGTGCAGGTCTCGTCCTGGCCGTGCTCGTTCTCGAAGACGATGTCGACGAACTGGACCTTGGCTGCGGCGGCACGCTGGGCGCGCATCTGCTGGAGGCGGACGACCTTGCGGTTGGGCTTGGACATGGCTGGGGTTCCTTCTGGGCGGGGGCGTGCAGGTGGTCCGTCGTGCCGCCCCCGCCCAAGGGATTGAGCGCGACGGACCACCAGTCGGGGGTTACGGCGTTTCGGGGGCGGGCAGCACCACGTCGGTGATCATGTGCTGGACGGACTGGGCTCCGCCCGGCGCGGCGAGCGCGGTGAACGTCATGCCGAAGTTCGAAGACTCCTCGGAGGAGTGCTTGACGGCCTCGCGGTCGGACACGCCACAGCGGGCGATCATGATGCGGTGCCGCTTCCCCGACATGATCACGTCGAGGCCCAGGGCGATCTCCACCGTGTCGTTCACCGACCCTGACCCGAAGGAGATGAACTGCCGCTTCGCCGCAGGCGTGGTCACGGCCGCCGTCGACGTCATCGCCGCCAGCCGCACCTGGTAGTACAGGCTCAGGTTGTAGGCGTTCGTCTCCCGGAACACCAGCTTGAACGTCTGCGTCCTCTTACGGGCGAGGTCGACGACCGGGGCGTCCTCACCCCACGCGTCGAGCTGCGTCCGCTCCTCCTCCAGCGCCTCCTCCAGGCCGTCCGGGGTGATGAACCCCATGTCGGTGAAGTCGGCGCCCCACGGCTCCTCCGGCCCGGTCGGGAAGGTCGCCCCGACCTCGGCCCTGTACGCCTTGCCGGCTGTGCCGACGATGATGTTTGCTGCGTCGCCCACGGTGGGCCTCCTAGCTGGTCGATCGGGGTGGGCTGACGCTCATCCCCAGAGTCATCCCGACCCGCCAGAGGTCGGTGTTCGGGTCTTCGGGACGGTCCTGTGGGCCGGTCTCCTGGCTGACGCCGGTGACGATCCCGTCCGGGGTGGCCTGGCCGGGCAGCAGCTCCCACTCGGCGCACACGCGGCGGGCGAGCTGCATTGCCAGCGCGTCGGTGGCGGCGTAGCAGTCGACGGAGAACCGGGGGTTGTCCCGGCTGGCCGGGTCCGCCCAGCCGCGCATGTCGGCGACGCCGCCGATCCGCAGCACCCTGACGACAGGCAGTACCGCGGTGAGCGTCTTGCCCGCGGGCAGGACACCTGTGACGTGCACGCCATCCAGGGCGGCTGACAGCAGGTCGATGGCGACCTGCTTGCCGTCGGGGAGGACCAGCGGCGTCGCCATGTCAGGCCTTGGATCCGGCGGTGGTCTTGGTCGCGTAGTCCTGCAGCTCCGTCTTGGTGGCCTTATCGGCGTCGGCCTGCTCCATGCCGAGGTGGACGGCGTAGGTGCGCCACTCGTCGACCTTCGCCCCATCGGCGGGCCGCGGGAGCGGGCCGGCCGCGGCGGTCGGGGTGGTGGACTCACCCGAGGGGACGGGTTCGCCGACCTGCTCGGCGAAACCCTTCCAGCGGTGCACCTCGTCCGCCGGGACTTCGATCACGTCTCCGGGCTTCTTGTCGCCCCGCCAGAACGTGAGCTTCATCTTCACGACGTCGCCGTCAGCCATGATCTTCTCCTTCATCAGTGATCGCCGCCGGCAGCGTCAAGTGCGTGACCGAGCGTGTAGTGGGGGCGATGGATCGCACGGCCGTGGCGGTCCCGCTGCGTCGTGCCGTGCTCGACGTAGTAGGAGTGCGGGGCGTCTGCGTCGACGTGCCGGGTGCCGTCCTGGTCTGGCTGCTCGACGGCGTGGATGCTGTCGCGGAACTCGCCCGTGTAGACGGGCGCCGTGGCGATGGCCACGGCCTCGACGCGCTTCATGCGTCCCGTCAGGTCGTCCTGCACGGCATCGTCGAGGGGCAGCTCGAACTCTATTGCCTCGGTGTCGATCTCTACGTCGATCTGGACTCGGGTGGCCATCAGCCCGCCACCTCCCGCAGGTTGACGACCTGCCCGGCCAGCGGCCCGGCAGCCTGCGGGTCGGAGGGGACGCCGTCGACCTCCCACGTGCGGCCCTGCCAGGACACCCGCATCCACTCCGTCACCACGATCGGTGCGCGCGCAGGAAGGTCCAGGCGGGCCGTCGTCACCGTCTGGTCGGAGGCGTTCCTCGTCTCCGACGTGCCGGTAAAGTCGACGGTGCAGCCGGAGACCGGCGTCGGGTCGGCGTGCTCCCAGTCCCGCACCTTGGCGTTGTAGGAGCCGTCGATCAGCGGGGCGTCCAGCACGGTGACCGTCTGGCGGCCGATGTTGTACGGCATCAGCCCCACGTCCAGACGAAGCCATGGAACAAGCCGGACACCTTCAGCACGTCGGCCGCGGACTGCGTCAGCCGCTGGCCGCTACCGCTGCTGTCGCCGTCCCGCGGTGCGCGCCGCGTGAACGACCGCTGCCCGGTCGACATGGACTGCAGATCGTCCTGGGCGCCAGTCTCGTCGTCCCGGTCGATCAGCCAGTGGACCTGCCGCACACAGGCCCGCGACAGGACTTCCAGCACCTCGGGGTCGTCGCGGTCGTATGCGAGGCCGTACAGCGCCCTGTCGATCGCCGTGGACGCCCGCTCCAACAGGCGCACAGCATTCTCCGGCGCAGGCTCTGGGGCGAGCCACGCCTCCAGGTCGCTGACGGTCGCATACGCCATGGATCAGCCCTCCGACCCGCTGTTGGCGTCCTCGTGGACCTGCACCCAGTCCTGCAGCTCCTGCTTGGTCGCCGCGGTCGCCTCGTCCTCGGGCATGCCGAGGGACACGGCGTAGGCACGCCAGTCGGCGACCTCGTCGGTGCTCTTCGGCCGGCTCACGTCGCTGCTGGAGTCGGTGCCCTCGGTGTCGACCGGCGGCTCGGTGCTCTCGACGGTGGCTACCTCGAGCGGTGCCGGCTCACCGTGGGCATCATTCGGGCGGCCGTCGACGGCGGCGTGATCGGGGCCTTCCACGCCTTCGCCTGCGTCACCGACGACGCCGGTGTCCACGTCTTCCACGGCCTCGACCCACTCGATGAGCTGGCTCTTGGTCATGGTGGACGCCTTGGTGGCGAGCAGACCGAGGGACACCGCGTAGGTAGCCCACGTACCCGCGTGGTCATCCGGCTCAGGACGGTCCGGGGCCAACCGCACGTTCCGGCCGACTCGGGTGGCAGCGGGCGCGTCCGCACCGTGCTGAATGACCTGCGGCTGCACGCTGCGGTCCGGGTCGAACAGCGGCTCGCCGTCCTCGACGAGGCGGAGCTCGCCACGGTCGACCTGGGCAGCCATCTCCGGCGCCAAGGGCTCGTCCAGGTGCAACCGCATGCCGCCCGCGCCGACGTACTCGCGGGCCACCATCACAGGCTCCGGGCGAGCTTGAACGCGGTGATGGTGCCAGTGAAGCCGGACTCGAAGTCGATGTTGAGCTTGCCGCCGTGCTGCAGGTAGCGGGCCTCGGAGAAAGGGCCGATCCAGCGGGTGCCGGACGCTCCGACGGACACCTCGGTGTCGCCCTGGGTGCGCATCCATGCGGGCCCGTCCTTGCCACCTGCACGGACGGTGACCTTCTTGGCGGAGCCGGCCGAGTTGGCGACCCGCAGCATGGTGCGGGACGGGTCGGCAGAGTTGATGACGACACCGTTGGTGACGAGAGTCGCGTCGATGGCGGTGCCAGTCGGGTCGGCGACATCGGAGCCGCCGAGAGTGGTCGGGGTGAGAGCAGTGCGCGCCACGATTCCTCCTGTAAGAGCGCGAACGAGAATCACGAAGAACGGGAGGGATCAGGCCGAGGGGTCGACGTAGGCGACGGCGATGCCCTCGGGGCGCAGGAGCTTGGCGCCGTAGACGTGCAGGCCGCGGACGGCGTCGGCGATCGTCGACTCCAGGCGCAGCGCCTCGGTCTCGAGGATCTGATCCACGAAGGTGAGCGCGCCCGGGTAGCCGGCCTGGATGACCTGGGTGTCGCCGGACGGGTTCGGGGTGACGTTCGACTCGAGGACGTCGAATCCGGCGGCGCGGCCGACGATGCCGTTGCGGAGGCCCTGCTCGCTGCCGGAGGCGTCGACGCGGACGAACCGGTCGTCCTGCAGCAGCGCGCCGGTGAACTCGGGGCTGACGACGACGTAGCGGTCCATGGCGGGGACGTTGGCCCGGTTCAGCTTGGTCCGCAGCGGGATCAGCACCTTGTCCCAGGCATCCTTGGGACTGGTGGTGATGTTGATCGGAGAGCCGGTGGAGCCGACGACGTTCGACGGGGCGACGCCGGTGTACAGGCTGGCGACGTACCGGTCGGCCTGGGCGGCGAGCTTGCGTGCCGCACGCTGCGTGGTCTTGGCCATCGGATTGACGGCGACCTGGGCCTTGTCGACGTCGTCGAGCTTGAACGCGAACGCGTCGCCCTGGTCGATGGGCAAGTCCAGGCCGGCGGTATCGATGTCCTCGTAGTTGATCGTGTCGCCGGACTTGTACGGGAAGATCGACGGGTCGCCGATGGTGACGATGCGGACCGACTGGCCCTGCGAGGTGATCTCGCCTTCGTAGTCGCGGTTGACGATCTGCGGCTGCGCGTAGACGAGGGCTTCATCCAGGCCCGTCAGGATCTGGGCGGACCAGATCTGGGGCTTGAACAGCGCGACGGACATGGAGGCTTCCTTATCCGGCCTTACCGCTGAGGTAGCTGTCGAGCCGTCCTTCGGCGAGGGCCTTGGAGATCTGCGATGGGGTCATTCGGTCGACGTCCGCCTTGCTGAGCTGCCGCTTGCCGCCTGGCGCCCCGTCCATCGGTGCCCCGCCCGCGGGGGTGGGGTCCGGCCCCTTCGGCTCGCTGGGCGCCTTGGCCGCGAGCTTGGAGTTGCCGTCCACCGCTGTCTTCACGGCCTTGCCGACCTGCTCGTCGAAGTCGGCCGCGGAAGGGTCGAGCTTGGCGATGGCCTTGGCGAAGGTGCGTGAGTCGAGGAGGGCGTCGGGGTCGCCGCCGTGCTTCCCGGCCGTCTTGTAGACGGCGAGCTCCACCTGCGTCTGGCGGGCGGCTTCGCGGGACGCCTTGGTCTCTCCGCGGGCCTCTTCCAGTTGCTGGGCGAGCTCTTCGGGGGTGGGCGGCTTCTCCTCGTCGGTCTCCAGCCCGAACGCCTTGGCCACCCGCTTCATGAGGGTGTCCTGGTCGTCCTTGGCCTTCTTCTCCAGGGCTTCGCGCTTGGCCTTCTCGGCTGCGACGTCGCCGCGGAGGTTTTCGACGAGGCGCTCGAACTTGGCGGGGTCGAATTCGCCCTCGAACTTGGGGGTCTTCCCCTTGGGCTCGTCGGCGGGCTTCGGCTCGGTGGGTTCGGGCTTGGCGGGTGTGGCGGGTGCGGTCGGCTCTGGCGGAGTCGGCGCGGGGGTGCCTTCGGACGGCTGCGGGTTGGCCGGCTGGCTGCTCGGTTCCGCGGGCGTGTTCTCGGGCTGGGCGGGGGTCGACATCGGTGCCTCCTTGGGCGGCCGGTGCGGGTCGGCGATGCCTTGATCGCCTAAGCGTTGGCCATGATGTTAACCCTGAACCTGCTCCAATGCTGCACAATCAAAGGCTAGAAGGCAAGATTCTCTTAGTTTCCAAGGTTCAGGGGGGGTGGCATGGACAGTAGCCAGATCGCCAACCGGGCACAGCAGCACCCCGAACGGCTCCGCACCCTCGAGCAGCGGGCCGTCGCCGACGCCACCCGCCCCCTCGCCCAAGCCCTCACCGACGCCCAAACCGAAGCCGTCACCCGGTGGGTCCGTGAAACCGCCAGCCGCCAAATCCCCGACCGGCTCGCCGACCTCATCGACTGGGTCCGCGACCTCATCCGCCGCGCCTTCTCAGGCCGCGCCCGCCAAGCCCAAGCCGCCGCCGAGACCGCCGCCTTCAACTCCGCCCAGCAGGCCGCCCGGCACGCCTCCCTGCTCGCCTCCGCCATCACAGGCCAGCCCACCCCGCCCACCACCCCCGACATCGGAGCCAACGCCCAGGCCGCCACAGCCGGCATCCCCGCCGCCGTACAGGAGGAGCAGACGCACGCCCTCGCGCTCCTCACCACCGCCAGCCTCACCGCCATGGGACTCGCCGGCCTCAACTCCGCCTTCTCCCGAGCCCGGCGAGCCGTCGGCCGGATAGCGCGCGCCACCGCCGTCGCAGTCGGCAGTGCTGCCACCCATGCGGCCCGGCTCGTCGCCCGTGCTCTCGGCCCCGACATTCGCCTGCTGTGGGTGACCGAGCCCGGGGCCTGCGCCGCATGCCGCGCCTACGCGGGACTCCACATCCACCCCGGCGGCCAGTTCAAAGGCGGCCTCAGCCTCGACCCGCGGCGCACCGTGTTCGCCTCCGCGATCGCCGGACCGCCACGCCATCCACACTGCCGCTGTGCCCTGGTCCCCTGGTCGCCGAAGTGGCCGATCACCGGTACGCCCCTGCCCGCCCTCCTGCGCCAACGCGCCCGCACCGACTGGAGGCCCTGATGCCCAGCGAAATCATGGGCGAGGACAAATGGCCCAAGCTCCGGGAGCTTCACGCCCTCGGCATGGGCCGTAACGAGATCAGCCGCGAGATGGGCATCACCAACTCGTGCGTGTCCCGCACCGCCGCCTACCTCGGTCTGACCTTCGACCGGTCGAAGATCCGGGCCGCATCCGAGGCGCGCGCCGCAGACCTCCGAGAGCGGCTGTCCCTCCTCGCCGAGAAGCTCATGGATGTCGCCGAGGACTCGCTGCGCCGCGTTCACGAGCCAACGATCGTCTACTCGTTCGGCGGCAAGAACAACGAGTACAACGAGCATGAGTTCCCCGAGGCGCCGCCGGCGGAGCGCGTCAAGTACATGACCGCGACAGCCATCGCCATCGACAAGATCGGAAAGCTCCTCCCGCCCGAATCCGGCAGCGGCGCCGACGACGCCAAGTCCATGCTCGGCAAGCTCGCCGAAGGCATCGCCGCCCTCGCCAACCAGGACAGCGAGACGCCCATCCAGAACGGCGGGGACGAATGACCAGTACTCCCCCAACAGCCGTGCAGATCGGTAGAATTGATCTCGACAATCACATAAGAGACCCCCGCGACGGGTGCAACCGTCCGGGGGCGTGGCCGACACTTCAGAGGAGTGCCGACATGACCCAGCGTACCGACTCGCCCGGATGCGCGGTGCAGGACTGCATCAAGGGCGGAAAGCTCACCCGTGGGCTTTGCGCGACTCACTACTACCGGCTCCGCGTACATGGAGACGTGCAGGCGCACATTCCGATCAAGACCCTGGGACAGCAAGTCGAATGCCAGGTCGAAGGCTGCGACCGCCGTAAGCCTCTACGCCGGGGCTACTGCTCAATGCACTACCAGCGGTGGCAGCATCACGGCGATCCGATGTGGGAGCCTCCGAAGCAGCCGTCCACCTGCATCGTCGACGATTGCGGGGCAAGCCCCACGGTCGGCAAGGGGCTGTGCCGCAAGCACTTCAAGCGACTCCACCGCACAGGCAGCACCGCTGATCCTGTTAGGGAAGCCCGCACCCTCGGGCCGTGCAGCATCGATACCTGCTCGAATGTGGAAGACCGGCGCGGCCTCTGCAGCATGCACTACACGCGCTGGCGGAAGCATGGAGACGCCACCATCTTGCTTCGCTCCTGGAACTCTCAGGCCGGACTGACATGCAGTGAGAATGGCTGCGAGATCGCCGCGTCCACACAAGGACTGTGCCGTCGCCACTGGGTGGCCGCGTATCACGCCAAGAACCGCTCAGCCCGGAACGCTCGGATGCGGGAGCACTACCTTGCCAACCGCGAGGAGTACTACGCGAAGGCCAACCGGCGCCGTCAACGCATCGAAGCGAACATGGACGCCCTTGACCGAGCCCTTTCCGCCGACTACCGCCGCGCCATAGCGGCTGATGCGTGTGCGTACTGCGGCGGTCCGTCCTCTCAGGTCGACCATTACTTCCCCATCGCCAAGGGTGGAACAGATCACTGGTGGAATCTGCTCCGAGCCTGCGAGCCGTGCAATAAGTCGAAGGCGGCTCATTGCGGCACATGGTTCTTCTTGCTGCGGGGAGGCGGTCGTGAACCTGTCGACCTTGCCGATGTCGCGTAAGCAGCTACGGTCAATCGCGCAATCAGCACGGCATCGCATCTCGATCTGGTCGGGAGCCATCCGGTCAGGCAAAACGATCGCTTCACTGATTGCATTCTTGATCGCGCTGGCGGTGGCACCATCCACGGGGTTGGTGATCATCGCAGGCAGGTCGCTGCAAACGATCGAACGCAACTTGATCGATCCGCTCCAGGACACCGCCCTGTTTGGGCCGTTGGCGCACCACGTTGTGCACACCCGCGGATCCACCACGGCCGTCATTCTCGGGCGGACCGTCCACCTCGTGGGTGCCTCGGACGCCCGAGCCGAGGGCCGGCTGCGTGGCGCCAGCGTCTGCCTGGCCCTCGCGGACGAGATCACTCTGCTGCCGGAAGCGTTCTTCAAGCAGCTCCTCGGCCGACTCAGTGTGCCTGGGGCGCGGCTGCTCGGGACAACGAACCCGGACTCCAGTGGACACTGGCTAAAGCGGGACTTCATTGACCGCGCTCACGAACTCAACATCGGCCACTGGCACTTCACCCTCGACGATAACCCGTCCCTCACTGCCCAGTACGTCAACTCGATCAAGGCCGAATACGGGGAAGGGACGCTCTTCTTCAAAAGGTTCATCGACGGTTTGTGGATCGCCGCGGAGGGTGCGGTCTTCGACATGTGGGACGAGGAGCGGCACGTCGTCACCGCCCTGCCCCGCATGCACCGCTGGATCGGCGTCGGCGTCGACTATGGGACTCAGAACCCATTCCACGCAACGCTGCTCGGGCTCGGCGAGGATCGCCGCCTGTACGTCGCCTCCGAGTGGCGCTACGACGGTCGTCACCAGCGCAAGCAGCTCACGGACGCTGAATACTCCGAGCGTCTCCGCGGCTGGCTCGGCAACGTTCCTGGCATTGGCCCGGTCCGCCCGTCGTTTGTCACGGTCGACCCGTCCGCGGCCAGCTTCATAACGCAGTTGAAGCGGGACCGGCTCACCCCGACGCCGGCCCGTAACGATGTCCTCGACGGCATCCGCACCCTGTCCACGCTGCTCGCCGCGGGGAAGCTGCTGGTGCACTCCTCCTGCCGTGGATTGATCAAGGAGATGCCGGGCTACGCCTGGGACGACAAGGCGGCGGAGAAGGGCGAGGACAAACCCATCAAGGTCAACGACCACGGCGTCGACGCCCTCCGCTACGGCATCTTCACCACCCGCCCCCTGTGGCAGCGCCAGCTCGCCCTCGCAGCCTAGAAGGAGACCGTCATGCCGCTGCCCCCGTCGGGAAACACCGCGTGGCCGCCGCCTGCCCTGGAGATTCCGCACGCCGACATGGACATGTGGCGTGCCTGGTACTCCGGCAACACCGACCATCTGGCCGCCGTGTATGGGGGGCCGACGAACTACCGCAGCAACGCCGTTGCCCGCCAGTTCTTCGAGGTCGACCAGCGGCATGCTGTCGGCGGCAGCGAGCTGCGCTCGTTCTGGGGGCAGGACGCCACCCCCGGCCAGCAGGCGGCGAAGCTGCACGTGCCGATCGCTGGGGACATTGCCGAGCTGTCGGCGAACCTGCTGTGGGCGGACGTTCCCACGGTGTCCGTGGACCTGGACTCCACGGACAAGGTGACGGCGCGGTCGACGCAGGCGCAGATCGGCCGCTACCTCGACGACCGCGGGCACGCCAAGCTGCGGGAGGCCGCTGAGCTGACTGCGGGCTTGTCGAATGTATACCTGAGGGTGGTGTGGGACACGACGCTGCGGCCCCGCCCGTGGACGGACGTGATCGCCCCGGAGGCGGTGGTGCCGACGTGGCGGTGGGGTGAGCTGGCGGAGGCCATCGTGTGGCGGGAGCTGGCCCCGCTCGTCGACGAGTCGAAGGTGTGGCGGCTGCTGGAGTTCCACACGCCGGGAGCGATCGAGTATGGCCTGTATGAGGGCGGCACCAGCACGCTGGGGATGCGGGCGGACAGCCTGGCCGCGCACCCGGACACCGAGTACCTGGTGGCCCGCACGGACAGCCGGGGCCGGCAGTCGACGGGCATCGACCGGCTGCTGATCACGCATGTGCCGAATGTGCTGCCGAACCGGGTGTGGGACGGGGTGCCGAACACGGCGCCGCTCGGCCGGTCGGACCTGTCGGGGGTGGAGCCGTTTATGGACGCCCTCGACGAAACGTGGACGTCGTGGATGCGTGATCTGCGGCTTGGTAAGGCCCGGTTGTTGATCCCGCAGTCGATGCTCGACACCGACGGCCCGGGCACTGGCGGCTCCTTCAATCTGGAGGAGGAGGTGCGGGTGGCGCTGAACATGCTGGATGAGGGGTCGGCGAAGGATTCGATCACCGAAATCCAGTTCAAGATCCGTGTCGAGGAGCATGAGCGGACCGGGAAAGCCCTGCGCCGACAGATCCTCTCGAGCGCTGGCTACTCGGCGCAGTCTTTCGGTGAGGAGGGCACGGTCGCGACGACAGCGACGGAGGTGACAGCCCGCAAGGAAGAGTCGTTGACGACCCGCGGCACGAAGATCCTGTACCAGCGTCCGGCGTTGCTGGACCATCTGACGACGATGATGATGGTCGATGTGCGGCACTGCGGCGCGAAGGGTGTCGATCCTGCGGCGGAGTTGACGGCGTCGTGGCCGCAGGCGGTACAGCCTGATCCGGAGGCCACTGCGCGCACTCTGCAACTGCTGGACACGGCGGGGGCAATCTCGACGTTCATGAAGGTGAAGATGCGGTCGCCGGAGCTGGACGACACCGAGGTGATGGCCGAGGTGCGGCGGATCCGCGACGACAAGCAGTCCACGGCCCCGGCCGGCGACCCGTTCAACACGGGCAGTGGCGGCGGGCTGGAGGAGCCGAACGATGAGGCTGACAGTGACGGTACGGAGGCCGGCGCGGACGAGGGCCTGGACGAGACCGAGGACGAGGAAGGGGTGGGCGGGGGCTCGCATGGTCTGGCCGCGGCCTAGCGGCGGCGGACGCCCTTACGTGCGGGGAGCCGACGGTAGCGGACGATCTTGCCGCCCTTCGTGGCGTGGGCTTTCTGGCGGGCGTAGCGACGCAGTCGCGGGTTCGCGAAGAAGTAGCGCCACTGGGCCTTGCTCTTGAAGCCGGTGTGCCTTCGTCCCGGCATGGGGTCACCTCCTTCCGGTGATCTCCCTACAGTCTGCCCACTGCACGTGTGAGGGCCCGCACTGGTCTGGTGCGGGCCCTCAGCGGGGCGGTCACTTCTGGGTGGGCGACTGTCCGGCGCCTTCGCAAGGCGGGGAGGTCTTCCGGCCGCTGACAGCCTTCTCCAGGTGGAGAGGCAGCAGGCCCTTCTCCGTCAGCGTGTACTGGCGGCGACAGACCGGGCAGATGCCGAGCGTGGTCATCATGGTGTCCTCACTTCTCGGTGGCACGGTTGGCGCGGATGACGGTGAGGCAGTCGGGGCACCAGCGCTCGCCCGGCTTGTCCAGGCGCAGTGGCACGTCCTGCTTCGGGCCTGGCGCGACGATGCCCTCCGTCTCGCTGCACGCGATGGGGTGCCAGTCGCACTGCCCGTCGCAGCGGCCGACGGACTTGTGCCAGACCAAGACGGTCGTGCCGCCCTCGGTCCGGACTCGCTCCTGTGTTGCCAGCATTTCGGTCTCCTCAGTTCTCGGTGGTGCGGTCAACGGGACGCATGGTCAGTCCTCGTCTCGGTCGAAGTGTGCGCGGTCGTAGCGGGCTGCTTGGGCGGGGGTTTCGTCCCACCAGTCGGCGGGAGGCCCCGGCTCGACCAGCGGCGGGTCGTCGGTGGGTGTGTCGGTCACGGCGTCATCTCCGCGAGCCTCCGCAGCATGGCGGTCTGGTCGCCGTGGCTGGTGAGGAACGCCCCGGTGGGCCCGTAGGCGGTGGTCCGGCTGGGCAGGTGCCGCTGCGTGTGCCCGTCGGCCGGGATGAGCAGCGAGCCCCGGAACGCGGCGTCGTCGGGCTGGCTGCCCTTGTACAGGCAGAGCCGCAGCATGCCGAGTTGGTCGACGCCGAGGACCAGGACGTGCCCGGCCGGGGTGGTGGAGTCGACGCCGGCCCAGCGGGCGTTCAGGTCAGCGAGCTTGATCGCGGTCATGGCTGCGGCTCCTGGTCTCGGCGGCGGGCTTGCCGCTGGGCGCACCTGTGGTCGGGCAGAGTGACGAGGGTGGTGGTGTGCATGAGGTGCCCGCAGTCGTCGCAGCGAGCGAAGCCGGTGATCTGCCACAGTTCGTCAGCGTCCATGCCAGTCGGTTCGAGCTCCAGGAACGCGGACCGGTTCTTGGGGGTCATCAGACCTCCTTGGCGGCCTGCTCGGCGTTCTTCCGGTCTGCGATCTTCTGGGCGCCCCGGCGGGTGAAGGACGGGTAACGGCTGACCCCGGTGGTCGTGTCGAAGACGTAGTAGGCGCCGGGTCCGTGCTTCTCCACGACGAAGCGGGGCTGGGCGGGAGCGGTCACGACGTCCTCCTGGGCGTCTCCTCGCGGGCGGCGATGAGCGCCTCGCGGTGGTTCTCCATGGCGGCGTCCCGGTCCGGTGCACGCTTCGACGAAGAGTCGATGACGTACCCGCCGAGGAGCATGCCCCGGTGCCGCTTGTCCGGGCTGTCGTCGAAGATGGCGGTGTCGTAGTAGTCGGCGGCGATCCGAACCGTGGAGACGGTGAGCTGCTTGTCTCCGGCGATGACGGGCCGCTGGGCGACGATCGTGGGAGCGCTCATCGCTCCTCCTTCGTGATCAGGGTTGGGATGTCGGCCCACCGCACGGCGAGCCCAGGATTGTGCGCGGCCAGCACCTTGTTGGCGGCCCGAAGGCGGCCTTCGAGGAGCTGCCGGGCTTCCGTGTACTGCGGGCCGCGGCAGGCGGCGTACAGGCGGGCCGCCTCCGCGGCCTCCGCCACCGCCGCCCGCACCCGGGCCGGAAGCAGGCGGCCGGCCAGCAGGGCCACCGCATCCGGCACCGGAACCGGCAAGGTCGGGCGGGCGATCACGACGGACCGTCGTCGAGGTCGCGTCCGTCCAGCCACGCCTCCAGGGTCGGGCTGCTGTCCTTGACGTGCTCCGCGGTGTCGTCGCCTGCGGCGTACTTCACCGCTTCCAGCACGAACTCGGCGACGTCCTTCTGGAACGCGTTCAGCAGGGTGTCAAGCTTGGCGGCGGTCTCGTCGTCGGTGGCGAACATGGCGTGGATGCTGGCGCGGGGGTCCATGGGGCTCCTGTCGGTTGATGCCGGGCCGGTCGGCTCGGGCCGGGTGGTGATGGTGTCGAGGTCGGCTGCGGGGTCGGCGAGCGCCAGGCGTTCCGCGGCACGCCGGTTGCTGGCCTGGAAACGGGCCCAGCCGTGCCGGGCCGCGTTCCAGCGGGCGAGCGTTCGACGGACCTCGGCGGAGGCCACGTCAGCTCTCCCAGCCGCGGGCCACATCCAGGGCCCGACGGAGGGCGGACGCGAGCGGCATCCGCTGCCCCTCGGGGACGTGGACCTGTGGCTCGTCGTCAGCCTCCAGGTCCTCGGAGATGGTGAGCAGCATGCCGCCGCCCCCGAACGGGGTGAGCTGCGCCCACACGTCGTCCGTGTCGTAGGACCACATCCGGTTGCCGGTGAGCGCGTCGATCAGGGCGGGCATCTCCCGGCTGGGGATGCAGGCCTCGACGTCGAAGAACTGACCGATGGCGCCGATGCGGAGGATGACCTCGGCGAAGCCCGGGTCCTCTCGGAGGCCAGCGGGGACGACGGTCAGGGTGATCCCCCCGTCGTGGGTGGTGTAGGTCCAGGGCTGGGGGGTGAGGTCGGCGGTCACCGAAGCGATGGCGGTGTGGAAGTCCACGGGTTCTCCTTGTGCTTGCAGGTCAGGCAGCAAGTGCGAGGCGGGCGGCGGCGAGCTTGAACTCCAGCCGGCGGGGGCGGTAGGCGGCGGCGATCAGGGCGACGGCGGCGGGCGTGTACCGCTGGCAGTCCCGCATGTGCCGGCCGCGGTGGATGCGGCCCGGGGTGCCGACGACACCGAGGCGGGCGGCGACCTTGCGCAACGTGCTGACCATGCTGCGGGCGTCACGCGGGGTGAGGCCCTGGGCGATGGCGTGCGAGGCGAGGGTGCCGGTGCCACGGCGGGCGATGCGGGCGGCGGCGCGGGTGGTGCGGGCGCGGGCCTTCAACGTGGCGCGGCGGATGCGGTTCGAGCGGATCATGCGGTCTCCCCCTTGGTGCGACTGCCAACTTTCTTGGCACTTCGATAGTGACACGACCACCACCCGGAGTGCAACATAGTTGGCATGACGAATCCCCGAATCGCTGCATACTCAGTTGGCAGCGCGCTGCCTACCGAGTTGGCAGCCGCACGTGAGATCATCTGGGACATGACGCCACGCCCCGACCCGCAGACCGAGGCCGTTTGGCTTCGCAAGCTCGACCGCGCCACGACCGCCCACGAGAAGGCGCGCGCCACGCTGGAGGAGCTGATCGCGGACGCCCGCACGGCTGGCGTCCCACTGATGACGATCGCTAAGCACACGCCGTACAGCCGCGAGTGGGCACGAAAGATCGCCGACCGCATCGACAAGGAGCGAGCCGCCAGGACGGAGGGGCAGGCATGAGGACTGTCGCCGAGGTCGACGCATTCACCGCCGCCGCTCACGCCGGGCAGGTGGACAAGATCGGCGTCCCGTACATCGAGCACGTCCGCGCCGTGGCCGCCGGGCTCGCCCCGTTCGGCGACGAGTTGGTGATGGCCGGGCTGCTGCACGACGTCATCGAGGACACGGACGTGACCGCCGCCCAGCTGCTTGCCATGGGGGTCCCATTGCGGGTGGTCGGCATCGTCAAGGACGTCACCAACCAGCCTGGCGTGCCCTACGAGGAGAAGATCCGCCGGATCATCCGCAGCTGTGACGCCACCCTCGTGAAGATCGCCGACAACGCGCACAACAGCCACCCCGACCGTGCCGCCCTACTCCCCGAAGAGAAGCGGACGCGGCTCGCCGCGAAGTACCGGGCCGCACGTGACGTGCTGTGGGGCGCCGCCGATGACCGGGACATCGAAGCCATCGTCACGATCGTCAACCCGGCACTGCTCGACGAACTCCGAGAGCGGCAGACAGACCAGGCCCAGGAGGCGCAGGATGGATGATCTGGTGCAGTGGCTGCGTGTGCAGCTCGACGAGGACGAGCGGACCGCTCGGGCGGCCACGGCTGGTCCGTGGGAGCAGAGCGGCATCGGCGAGTACGGGTGGGGCGTCAGCTTCAGCGCCCCGGGTGCGGGTGTGGAGGCCGCCGACAGCGACCAGGGTCGGGCGGACGCCGACCACATAGCCGCCTGGGATCCGGCGCGGGTGCTGCGCGAGATCGACGCCAAACGGCAGGTGATCGCTCTACATCGGGAGCTCGAAGACCCGCAGGAGATGCAGGACTACTGTGCGACCTGCGAGGTCACCGGGAAGTATCCGGAGTACCCGTGCAAGACGCTGCGCCTGCTCGCCCTGCCCTACGCGGACCGGCCCGGCTACCGCGACGAGTGGCGGCCGTGACAGCCATCTACCTGCCGGACTCGGGCACCCTCCCGCCGTGGGTGGGCATCGTGGTCGCCGTGGCGGTGGTGCCGCTGCTCGCCTACCGGGCGTACCGACTCTGGCGGGCGTGGCGGCGACACCGGTAGCCGCACACGACGAAGGCCCCGCCCGGATCGCTCCGGCGCGGGGCCTTCGTCGTGTGCGGCTAGCCGAGGCTGCTGGCGAACTCGCCACCCTCGGCTTCCTCCGCGGTGAGCTGGATCGTTCCGCGGTGGGACACCTCCACCTTGTAGAACTTCTCCCCCTTCGGAACGTCGGGTACGGAGACGTCGAAGATGCAGGAGCCGTAGCCGGCCTTCTCGCTGTCGCCGAGATGTCCGGTGGCGATGACGTCACCCTTGGCGCCGTAGACGGTGACGCTGGTGCCGTTGCTGATGTCGTCGTAGCCGCCGGTGCCCTCGCAGGTGTCCCCGACGACGAGGGCGTTCTCGGTGAGGGCGAAGGCCCCTTCAAGGGTGAAGGTGGCGGGCTTGCTGGGCCCGGTGTTGGCGGTGATCGCCCAGATGCCGCCGACGACTCCGGCACCGATGGCGAGACCGAGGAGTCCGGCAGCGATCGGGCTGATCTTCTTGGCGGGCGCCGTGGGCGGGGCGGCCGGCGGGGGCGGCGCATCGGGCATGGGCGGTGTGGGCTGGTTCATGATTCCCCCCAGGGAGTTGGTGCCTGACTGCATGATCTTCATTGCGGAGATGACGTGTAGATGAAGTGGCTGTTCCGTGACCCGAATCGGCGGATCGACCGCCGCCGGGGTGCCGGGCGGGGCAGACTGCTGTCATGGCGATCCGGGTGAGCGTCCAGGCGGCGACGGAGGACGAGTGCGTCGAGGGCCTCGCCCGCCTGGTCGATGCGGGCTTCCAGCCGGTGATGATGCCCAGGCTCATGACGGACGACCGCTGGATGGCTCGGGCCGTCCCCACACCCACAGCGAAGGCCCCGGCCGCGGACGGTCGGGGCCCTGCCGTGCCTGGCTGATCAGCCGGCCATGTCCCGGTACTCGTCGGCCATGTCGCCGACACCCACCAGGCACAGAGCGGCACGCTCCAGCAGCACCTGCCGCCGCCGGGACGGCTCACTGCTGGCCTCCGCGATCAGCCGGGCCGCAGCCTTCAACTCCTGGTGGCCGACGATCCCGGCCACCTCCAGATACCCGGCCACCGCACCGAGCTGACCAATAAACGTGTCCGGGTCGGTGGCAGGGGTGGGCTCGTGGGCGAGGTAGGCGACAGCGACAGCGTGCTGCCGGATGAGACCGTCGACGGTGACCGTGGCGGCGGGCATCAAAGACCCCGCCGTGCGGCCTTCTTGAACCGCTTCGGGAGCTGCTGCTCGGCGTCGATGACGGCCTGGTTGAGACGCTGGTACTCGCGGGTTTCGTGGGTGATTCCGGCGGCGGCTTCACGGGCGGTGTTCTCGGCGAGCGCCGCCTTGGCCCGCTGATAGGCGGCGACGCGCAGGTTCTCGTCAGCGTACACGTCGAGCTCGTTGCGGCTGGGCTTGGACATGCAGGTCTCCTTGGTGGTGGCTAGCGGCGGGGGTACTTGTGGCCGCGGGGCGGATAGTTGCCTGCTGCTGCGGCAGCCTTGTCGGTGACGAGGCCTTCCAGGACGACGTCCTGGAAGGCCTCACTGAGGCTGCTGTCGGGCGCCCGGTCGAAAGCCTGGTCGGCGGCATCGAGGAGGGCGCGGGTCCGGCGGTCGTCGTCACGGGGCGTTTCACGGCGCGGCATGGTTTCTCCTACTGGTGGCTGGTGTGGGCGTGGCGGGTGGCGCGGTCGAACGCGGCGAGGACGGGCCCGACGCTGGCCTGCTGGGCGTTCCACGACGGGATCGTCTCGGCATCAGCGAACTGCTGCTGGATGGCGTCGAGGACGGCGACGCACGCGTCGTGGGCGAGGTCGCGGTCACCGCGGGCTTCGAGCCGGATCGCCTGGATGGGGCAGACGGCGCCCGACTCGTCGAAGACGGCGTCCCGGCACCAGCCCGCGGTCTCGATCCGGGCGCGGGCGCGGTGCAGCAGGTCCGCGAGCGGCGTCCGGTTCGGGCTGGGCGTGGAGGCCGGCTTGAGCGGCGGCGGCACGATCTCCGCGATGTGCGGGACCGGGTCGGCGCCCGGCAGGTGCCTGGTGCGGGCGGCGAACTCGTCCGCAGCCCGGTCGAGCATCACGTTCATACCGGCCTCAGCCAGCGCCAGGCGGGCGTCCAGGTCGAGAACGGGCGGGGCGTGCGGGCTTGCGGGCGCACGGGTGGCCGTGAGCATGATGGGGTTCTCCTCGTCGATCTTCGGGTGGGCGTGGGGACCGGGGCGCCCCTGTGGCTGCCAGGCTGTGAAGGGGCGCCCCGGGCGGAGCTACTTGCCGCCGTGGGCGGTGTTGGCCATGACGCGGCTCATGGCGACGAGGTCTGCGTCGTCGCCGTTGAGGATCTCTGCAGTGATCGTGTTGATCTCGTCGTCGTCGCCGCGCTTCCACGCATTGGCGAAGCGACGAACAGGCTCGGACTGGGCTGACATGGGATCTCCTTCGGTTGGGGTGGTCAGACGCGCCAGATGCCGGGGCGTCGCCGGGTCTTCGGGTTCGACGCCTGCCGGGCCTGCTTCTCCAGGCCACGCAGCTCCGCCTCGTCGAGCACGCCCTCGTAGTCGCCGTTACCGAGCGGGCCGGCGACCTGAGGGGCCGGGTCGCCGAGGAAGCGGACACCGCGGGGCGGCTCGGTGTAGACCGTGCCGCAGCTGCTCAGCAGGCTGGTCGGCGAGTAGTGGCCGGTGGTCCAGTTGGCACTCCCCCAGGAACGGCCTGTGAAGGTGTGCTTGTTGTAGACGCGTTCGCTGCCGAGGCCCCAGTCGCGGCCTTCGGCGACCGTGTACACGGTGGTGCCCTTGCCGCGCCGGTCCAGGTAGCGGGTGAGGTCCCGGGCGCCCTTCTTCGTGGGCTCGAACTTCTCAGACATGCGGTGATCTCCTTGTTAGATCTTGGGGTTGATTTGCGTGTTATGGGCGGTCTGTCAGGTGGTCGGCGCCCGGTCTGCCTACTGTTTGCGGCGGTTTGTCACCCGGTCGAGGTCGCGGGCACCCGGTCGGCCGACCAGGTCGAACCTGGTGGCGACCGGGCCGTATACCGGGGCATAACGTGTCGAGACCACCCCGCGACCGGGCCTCGACCGGGCGGTTTGCCCTACTTGTCGAGCGCCTCTGTGAGCTGCTCGAGGGTGTAGCCGTTCGGGTTGGTCATCCCATCGATCGGGCCGAGCTTGCGGGTCCCGCCGGCCTCTGCCTCACGAAGGCGGGTCTGCAGGGCTGACTCGGTCAGCCCCTCGTAAGCGACCGGCCTGCGCGCCAGCAGCAGCTCCAGAAGCCGCACCGTCCGGGCTCGATCCACCCCGGCCTCCCTGAGGGCCGCGATGCAGTCGGCCAGCAGCACCTTGTTCGAAGGGGCCGCTTGCTCCGCCGTGCCGTACTCGGCCGCGAAACCGGTGAGAGTGCCGGCCTCCTTGCGGAGCTGGCGGCCACGCATGCAGATCTCGCGGAACTCGGGGATCGTCATGAAGTCGGTCTTCAGCGTGACGTGTCCTTCTTCGCCACCCTGGTCGAGGACGACGACGCCCTTCTGGGCGTCAAGCAGCATGTGAGGCGCTGCGCCGGCGGCGACTGCGTCGTCACCGAGGACCATGCGGGAGCTGCTCGCACCCTTGACACGGAAGCAGGCGCGCTTGCGGCACACCTCGCGCAGCAGCGTCGGCACGCTAGTGGCGTCCGGGCGCTGGGTGATGAACAGGCCCATGCCGCCCACGTACCGGGAGACGCGCACGAACCGGGCCATCGTCTCGACCAGGACTTCCTTGCCGTTGCGTCCGCGGTCCTTGCTCTCCGGGTCGTCGTCCGTCTTGATCTTCATCATGGCGGCGGCGTCCAGGAGTTCCTGCAGCTCGTCGACGATCAGCAGGGTCAGGCCGCGCTTCCACTCCTTGGCCAGCTCAGGGGTGAGCTTGCCCTCGGGGCAGCGCTCCGGGTTCTCCTCGGACAGCTGCTCCAAGCGCTCACCGATCTGCTGCATGTCGGCGATCAGTCCGTTCAGCAGGTCGAGGAAGGCGAGGATCTTGCCGGGGGTGTTCCCGGCGACGTAGGAGTGAGCGAACTGCTTGGTGCCGACCCAGTCGGGCCCGGCCTTGCCTGTGGCGACGTGGACGGTCATGTGAGGGTCGAGGGCCGCGGCGGCAGCTACGAGACGGGCCAGGAAGCTCTTGCCGTAGTCGGGCAGGCCTCCCAGCAGGATGGAGCACCACACCAGTTCCAGGGCGTGCCGGGCTCCGCGGGCGTCGATGCCCAACGGCACCCCGTACTGCCAGAAGTCCAGACGGTCCGCTGTCAGCAGCGGAGACGGGACCTTCTTGTCACCGTAGGGGTTGGCTTCGCTCGCCACCCACAGCACGACCTGCCCCTCATGGCCGTCCTCGGATGTGTCGGCACGCATCTCGATCTGGGACTTCTTCACCCGCATCGACGAGGCGAGCTCTTCAGCGCGCGAGGTCGCGGCGGACGCCTTCATGCCGCGGGGCAGCTCGATTGTGGCTGTCCAGCCGGGGCCAGCCGGCTGGATGATGCCGACGACGTGCGTCTCGTCGCGCTGAGCTTCGGTGATGACCCCAGCCTTGACCAGGGCGGTGACGAGGTCGGATTCCCCGCGGATCTGGGCTGCGTCCCGCGGGGCGGCCGGGTTTTGCGGCAAGTCGGTGTCGGGCTGCTTGCGGTCGCGGCCGTGGAAGGCGCCGATACCCCACGCGCCGAGCCCGGCGAGGAGGTCGAGCCACAGGCTGCCGGTGGCTGCGCCGAAGGTGACGCCACCGGCAACGGCACCGGCCACGCCCGCGGTCTTGCCGGTGTAGTTGAGGCGGTGCCGCTTGTACTCGGCGCGGAGTTCGGCCCTCCGCTCCTTGAGTCGGGCTTCCTGCATGACGTCGCCGTCGGCTTCGCGGATGGCCCGGTTGGTGGAGGCGATCATCTGCGGGTAGTCGTCGTGGAACCGGTCGATCCAGCGGCGGCCGAGCTGCCGGTAGCCGCGGACGGTGTGCGGCAGCAGGACAACCCGGGCGACCTTGTTGGTGGTGTCGGCGACGGCGCGGGCGGACTCGGTCCACTTCTTGCGGTCGGCCGGCGCGTCTTTGAAGACGGGTGTCTCGGCGGGCGGCGGAACGAGGGCGAGTGTGGGCCGCTCGTCGTACAGCGGGGTGGCCATGATGCTCCTCAGTGGTGGTGGCCGTTGGCGGCGGGGATTCGGCGGGGGGTGCCGCCTCGCTCGAGGGCTGCTTCGGTCTTGGCGATGGGGTGGAACGGGACCGCGTCGCCCTTGCTCCGGCGGTGCAGCGGAGGGGTCTTGCGGCCACCCTTCTGTGCCGCCTTCTGGGGCCTCTCAGGGGTGGGGGGTAGATCGGACGCGACCTGCGAAGATCCAGGCCGGTAGATGAGCGGTGAGGGGGATGGGTGGAGGCGTTCCAGGAGACGTCCGCGAGTACTCACCGGGGAGCCGTTCGCCTCGTCCATGGCGGTCGTCAGAGACTGCCTCGACGCGAGCTGCTGGGCGTGCAGTGCGGGCGTCATTCCGGGCGTCGCGGTGCCGTAGAAGATCTCCCACGCGGCGGCGAACGCGGCCTCGAACTTGAGGGTCCCGAACGGTGCTGCCGACACGAGACGCTCGGCCAGGCGGACGACGTCCTTGTGGTCCTTCCAGCGCTTCCTCTCGTGCTTCGCGCGGGCCTTGTCGTCGCTGCGCCGCTTCCGCTCCGCCGCGTCGACCGTCAGCGTCGTCACCCACTGCCTCACTTCGAAGAACAGCGGGCCGAGGAGGGTGACGGCGGCAAGCCCCCAGCCGACTGCCGGGGCCGTGTGCCGCCCGTAGTCGTAGTTGATCCACGCGGCGAACCCCGCAGCGGTCAGGGCCAGCCCGCGGAGCAGCCACCGCACCCAGGCGGGGAGCTTCCGTTCGTCGGCGTAGGCGACGCCGGCGTTCATCACCCAGGCCGCGCCTTCCAGGGCGAACGGCAGGGGCAGCAGCATCACGGAGATCGTGACGAAGTGCATGACCTGCGCGGGCAGGGATGCGAGCGCGGAAGCGGCGACCAGGGCGAGGGTTCCCTTGCGGTACACGTTGCCCGGGGTGAGGGTCTTCTCCCGGCGGGCGGCGCGGGCCTGACGGCGACTCGCCTTGTCCCGGCGACGCTGCGCTTCCTCTTCGCGGCGCTCCTTCTTCGCCTCGCGGGCTTCCTCACGGCGCAGCTTGGACTCGAACTCGCGGTCCTCGCGCCGCTGCTGCGCGTCGGCCGCCTTGTCGGCGCGGCGCTCCTCGAACCAGCTGCTCACGGTGATCGATTCCTTCCGGGTGTCAGAGGGTGGCGTGCGTGCGGGCCGGACAGTGGCGGAGCCAGGTGATGACGGCGGCCAGCAGCCACGCCGAGGTGGGGACGGCGCCGAGGATCGCGCCGAACCCGGCGAACGTGGCCGTGACCGGGGCGATGGCGGCGGGCCACAGGCCGACGGTCAGCAGGTACAGGGCGAGCAGCACCCAGGCGATGATGCGGAGCATGGCGACCTCTCTCGGGGGTCGGTGCGGACGGTGGGGGTTCGGTTGGCGCCCTGGCCTGCTTTGAGGCGGTAGACCCGTGATCGGTCGGCCGGGGCTGGCGGATCAGCGGTCGACGACCGGCCTTTCCAGGTCGCGGTGTACGACGGAGGCGGTGACGTTCTCGTCGGCGAGGGCCGTCCGGATCGCCTCGGCCACTACCGCGGCCCGGTGTCGGCCGCCAGCACAGCCGACCGCCACGTTCACGGCCCGGCCGCCCGGCCCGTTGAGGTAGGCCACGACCGCATCAGAGATCGCCTCCACCAGCGCAGGGATGCCGGGCGTACCGAGGACCGCCTGGCGGACCTCGCTGTCGTGGGCGGTCATGTGGCGCAGCACCGGGGAGACATGCGGGTCCCGGAAGTGGCGGCGCAGGTCGAGGGTCAGGTGCGCGGCGGGCGGGGCGCCGTGCAGGTAGCCGAAGCTGGTGATCGTGGCGGTCATCGGCGGCCGGCCTTCCAGCCAGAGCCCTGCGTCCAGCCGCGGCGCCGGGCCTCGGTGATCATGCCGTTCAGGTCCTCGTGGAGGGCGGCCTCCCGCTTGTGGTCACCGGAGTCCGCGGCTTCCTTCGCGGCGGTGGCGGCGAGGTCCATGCTCTGCTGGAGGTCGGCGTCGCTCGCCTTGGTGTACCAGGCCATCAGGGTTCTCCTCTTGATCGATTGGTTGACGGGGGTGCAGCGCCCCGGTCTGCGTTTGCGGCATAGGCCCGTGATCGGCCAAGCCGGGGCTGGGGTGCCGGGACGCGGTGGGGGTTCCGCGCCCCGGCGGTGGGCGGGTCAGGCGGCGGCGGGGTAGTCGAAGCCGTCGAGCTCGGCGACCAGGTCGGCGTCCATCCCGGCCGCGTAGTCGCGCACGGCGGCCATGCGGGCCGGGTCACCGGAGCGGCGGGCGTCGGCGTACTCGGCGAACAGGTCGGCGATCGACAGGGTCAGCGCGTCGGCGACGGTCGTGATCGTGCGGGCCTTCAGGCCGATCTCGGTGCGGCCCAGGTCGGCGGAGAACAGGTACGGAGACATGGCGGTGCCCTTTCGGGTGCAAGAAGTGGATGGGGATGGGGTGGGGTGGAGGGCCGCGGCCGGCGGGACGGGGGGTTGACACCGCCGGCCGCGGCGGCATGGGGCGGGCAGTCAGCCCTGGGGGTGGGGGCGCGGCGGCCGAGTCGGCAAGGGCTCCTTCGCCCGCTCGTGCTCGGCCATCACGCGGCCTGGTGCAGGTGGCGGCAGCGGTCCCGCCAGTCCAGGTGGACCGGGCACGTCACCCGCTGCTCGGCCGGGACCTCCCGGGCCGTCTCCTGGTACAGGCGCCGCAGCAGATCGTCGGAAGCGTCCGCGCGGATCGCGGCAACCGTCGAGTTCGCCATCACACGCCGCCGACCAGGTCGAGGCGACCGGCGCGCTTCAGCTCGAAGTACAGGTCGGCCCGCTCGTCCTGCACGCCGTGCAGCTCCCGCCAGTCCGCCGGCGTCATGTAGTGCGAGTCCCGCACCGTCAGCCGGTCGATCACCGTCGACAGGGCACGGAACCGGGCGGCCTTCGCGTACATGGCGTCGACCAGGTCGAGCCTGCCCGCCTCGGCGAGGACGGTACGGGCGGCGGCCATGACGTCCTCGGCGTCGGCCAGCGACCGCGCGTCCAGGTCCGACATGCGCCCGGACTCGGCGAGCCCGGCGAGCTGCGCGGCGTGCACGGCCGCCGTCTCGTACTCGGCAACCGCCCGCACGACCGGGAAGTGCGGCAGGGCGCGGGCCAGCGCGGCGGCGGCCTCCGGCGGCAACGGGGCGGTGGACGGGGCGGGGATGGTGGTCGACATCACGCGGCCTCCTTGGCGGCAGTCGGTGCGTCCGTCGAATTCAGGACGGACTCCGGGATGCGGAGGGCGCCGGTCGCGCCATCCCCGGGCGTGTAGGGCCGGCCGTTCCTGTAGGCCGGGAGATCTCCCTGGTGGATCCAGCGGTAGACGGTCGCGGGGTGCACTCGGAAGTGCGTCGCGACGTCCCGAACTCGCAGCATTGCGCCTCCGATCGAGTGCTTCGCATCTATCAGCAGACGTTAATAGCTTACGTATCTAGGTAGCAAGCCTCGCGGCATGGATCTGGCCAGAGATGACCCGACAGGCGTAAGCATCAAGGGATTAAGGTGGGGAGGTCAGCAGCCACAGACCCAACCGGAGAGGAGGCGCCAGAGATGGCCGATAAGCAGCGGCAGTCGGACTCGCTCACCTACGTCGCACCACAGGAGAACGGGCAAGCCGACGCCTGGACCCAGGAAGCCGGACGACGAGGCGGCCAGCAGCTCGTCGAGGTCGCGGAAGTCACTCCGCCCGAGCCGGTAGCCACGGCACTACGCCTCTCCCCCGGAGAGTCGGCCATCGTCCGACGCCGGGCAATCTCACTGGACGGGGACGTGATCGAGCTCGCCGACTCGTACTACCCGCCCGCCGTTGCCCGCGGTACCGCCCTCGCCGAGAAGCGGAAGATCAAGGGTGGCGCCCCGACCCTGCTGGCAGAGCTCGGCTACCAGGCGCGCCATGTCACCGAAGACCTGGAGTTCCGGGCCGCCGACGCTGCCGAACTCGAGGCGCTCTCCCTCCCCAAGGGGGCCAGCGTGCTCAGCCTGCTACGCACCACCATCACCGACGACGGGAGTCCCTTCGAAGTGCAGCACATGGTCATGAAGGCGCCTCGCCGCCTCCACTACGAGATCGAGGTCGACTGACATGCCCGAGCCGCACGAGGACAAGCGCCCCCTCGCCGAGCGCATCGCCGCAGAGATCAGAAAGCTGATCATGTCCGGCGACTGGGAGCCCGGTAAGCAGGTCCCGACCAACGAGGCCCTCCGAACCCAGTACGAGACGTCCAACGTCACCATTCAGCGCGCCTTGCAGATCCTCAAGGACGAGAAGTTCCTCGAGGGCAAGACCGGCATCGGCGTCTTCGTCCGAGGCGAACGAGCCCAGACGATCAGCCCCGCGCACTACATCGCCCCAGCCGAACCGGGTCAGCCGTACCGCTGGCTGACTGAGGCCACCGGCCGTCAACAGCGCGGCAAGTACCGGATGCTCGCAGTCCAGGAGGTTGTCCCGCCGTCCGAGGTCGCGCGGGCACTGCGCCTCACGGATGGCGAGACTGCGATGCTGCGCTCTCGCATCGGCTTCCTCGACGACCAGCCGGCCGAACTGGTGCATTCGTACTACCCGATCGAGCTGGCGCGGGACACACGGCTCGGCGACCGGCGCCTCATCCCCGGGGGCTCGCCTGCCCTGCTGGAGGAGATGGGCTACCCGACACGGTCGCAGGACGACGCGGTCGCCGCCCGGCCGGCGACAACGGAAGAGTACGAGGCCCTGGAGATCCCGCGCGACGTGCCGGTGATCGAGGTCTTCCGCATCGTCTACAGCGACGATGAGAAGCCGATCGAGGTCACGCTCCTGACGAAGCCGGCCCACCGATTCAAGATGGGCTACCGCATCGAGATTTCCTGACGCAGCATCATCTTCCGCCCCCGGCCCGCAAGCTGGGGGCTTACGCATGCCTGCGTCAGACAGCTTGATACCAAGACGAATAAGCTTTACGGTCGACTGCGTTGAGGGTGGCTCACGCCACACGCTCAGTTAGGAGCGGTATGCCTGCATTGCCATCGCGTACAGCCGTCTACCGGCTATTCGACGCCGACGGAACCCTGCTCTACGTCGGGATGACCTACGCCCCAGAGCGGAGATTCCGAGACCACCGAGCCAAGCGGACATGGTGGTCCCAGGTGGACGGCATCTCGATCGAATGGTTCACCACCCGCTACAGGGCCTCTCTGGCGGAGGCTAAGGCACTCAGGACCGAGCATCCCGTTCACAGCGTCCACCAAGCGGCGCCCTGGCGGGAGCAGCAGCGAGTTGACGCACTCGCGGTCTCCCCCGAGGCGCGACGCAACCGCTCGATCGGACTCACGGCCCACGCTGCCAGGGCGCGCTCCCTCTCGGCGCTCTGCAGGCAGGGGGTCCCGTACCGGGAAGCCCTGCGGCAAGCGCAGCTCATCCGGGAGCAGTACCTCGCGACCCACCCGTTCCACCGCCCGTAACGCGAACAGCCGGGCGCTCGCTTGGGTGCGGTTTTCAGTCGTTCGATCGGCATAGCTCGCGCCCGAGTTGCCTGCTGTGTCCGATCGGATGGTCCGTTGAATGACGAGCCGTGTGCACCTAGTTTGTCGGTTGCCTCTAGGAAACCGCGCAGGTCCCAAGCCCGTGACTTTGCACAAAAGTCCTGGCCAGGCAAGCTTTATGTGTCACGCCGGAAGCGATCTGGCTCGTCTGGCGTAGTCCAGGTAGGCCAGCCAGAAGTGATCGCAAACGTTGTGTCTCATCCGTGCCGGTCGGCTAGCTTCCTGAAGCACGAACGGCCGGGTGCATTGCCCGCACCCGGCCGTAGTTCGAACAGCGGTTGCAGCCGCTGATCACCAACCCGCTCCTAGCAGAGAGAAGGTCTACGATGACCTTAGTACATCGCAAAACGCGAACTGGCAACAGCACCCCCGTCTCGGCTCCTCGCACCTGGTCGTTCATCGACCGGAAGACGGGCGAAACCGTCGAGTACACGTGCATGCAGGGCTGCACCCTGGATCACTCGCACGAGATGGGCCGGCCCGTCTTCCGCGAGGACGTGTGGTGCTGGTTCTGGGACCAGCCGCTAACCCTCCCGGTGAATGAGAACGGCAGCCCGGAGGAGTTCCGGGTCCTGTCCACCGTGGTCAAGGTGGAGCCATGGGCGCCGCAGGTGGCGCACCGCCTGCCGTTCGCGGTAATCGAGCTGGTGGATGACCACTTCATCGACGGCCTGGACCCGGACGGCCTGGAGACGGTGATCAGCACCCTGTCGGAGCGGCTGGAGCAGATGCGGGCGACGCACCGCCGGCTGGTCGAGGCGCGGAAGGCGTACCGGGAGCGGGCCGTCTGACCGCTGCGCCACCCTGGCAGTTTGACGAGGGCCCAGCGGAACGTTGGGGTCTCGTCAAGCGGTTTGGGCGATTGAGTCTGTAATGGCATCGCTAATCGCTGCTTTGATGCGCGCGATTTCGGCATCCTCCAGAAGTACGGCTTCCTGCGGGGCCCACATGGTCAGCGAGGTCGGGGCGATACCTCGGGCTTCGTTGTCGCCGACTTTTCGCACCCACCCCTCCCAGGCGGGCAACTCGACGACGAAATGGGTCGCCAAAAGGTCCGGCTTCCATACTTGGATGACTCTGGCCTGCACCTCTCCTGCACCTTCAGGAAGCAGGAGAGTGGCCGTGGGATACGGGAGGGGCATGTCGTACACGTCGTCCATGCGCACTACCTACTTGAGCGGCCACCTCAGCAGGGGGAGGCGCTCCGACGCTCAGCCATACGTGTTACCAGGTGGCGAACGCGTAGACGCCTGGCTCCCTCAGGTGCAGTCGGTGACCATGTGTTCACACTAGCGTTCGACTCGTCACGTCTCGTCCAGCACTTCACCCCCGGTCTTCCGACCGTCAGTGGCGCCCGATAGCGTGCTCTGACCGGGGGATGTGCCTGTCTGCCCGTAGGCCTGTCGAGTCGCGGCTGGGGGCGGCTCGTCTACGTTGGAGGGGCAGGCACTAGAGGGGACACCATGGCGAGCGTGCAGGACGTGGCGGCGTACATCTTGACCAAGGATGGACCTATGTCCGCGATGAAGCTACAGAAGCTCTGCTACTTCGCTTACGGCTACCACATGGCGTGGGAGGACCGGCAGTTGTTCCCAGAACGATTCGAGGCGTGGGCAAACGGGCCTGTCGTCTGGGAGCTGTACGACCAGCACCGCGGCCGGTACCGGTTGGCGAAGGCGGACATCCAAGGTGACGCTGCGGCACTGGATGACGGCGAGCGGGACTCCGTGAACGTGGTCCTCGAGAACTTCCGCGCCTACGATGCGCACGAACTGTCTGCGATGACGCACCAGCCGGGCCCATGGCTAGAGGCCCGGAAGCGAGCCGGCGTCACCGACTTGCAGCGCAGCAACGAGGAACTACGTGACGAGGAGATCGCCGATTTCTTCGGCGCGCTTGTGGGTCGCGAGGACTGATCACGTGGCCAAGGGGGGCAAGGGGAAGAAGCTGCAGGTTCCGTCCGCCACGGTCTCGGAGGGGAAGCGGACGGGAAATCCTTCGTCGCTTCTGCCAGCCGCGGCGACGTCTTCCGAACGTCTCTGCTGGCGCTTCACCCACGTCGACCACGATGGTCGGTGGGGCTTTGACAGCATGGAATCGTCGGTTCTCTGCGAGGTGCTGCGCAAGCTCGCCGACTGTGAGTCGATGACTGTTGGCGAACTGCGGAAGAGCTGGCGGTTGTTCAAGGAGTACGACTTGCCAGGCGGCCTATGCAGGGAAGCACTCGACCGGCTGACGGCACTCCGCCGAGACGACATGACGAAGATCCATCGCCTTGAATTCACCGGGCTGCAACGTCTCTACGGCTTCCTGGACGGGAACGTCTTTCACATCGTCTGGTGGGATCCGCGCCATGAGGTCTACCCGTCGAAGCTCAAGAACACCTAATAGAGGCCCCGGCTGATGCCGGGGCCTGAGCGCCTCAGCGCGCGGTTTCGTAGGTGACGGTTTCGTTGGGGCACTGGTCGGCGAGGGCCTGGAGCGCGGTCTGTTCGGCGGGGTCGATGGCCATCCGCCACCGGCCCTTCACGACCACCCAGTAGGTGAAGTATTCGCACCGGTTGGCTTCGGACGGCGGCAGCCAGGTGGCCGGGTCCTGGTCGGCTTTGCTTCGGTTGCTGCGGGCGGTGACGGCGATGAGGGAGCGGGGGTCGCCGAGGTCGTTGGCGTAGGCCTCGCGTTCGGCGGCGGTCCAGTCGCCGGCGCCGGAGTCGTGGGCTTCGGCGAGGGGTACGCGGTGGTCGATGTCGCTGCCGCGGGCGCCATGGATGTAGGTGTCGTCGTAGGGGCTGTACCAGACGCCGCCGACCAGGGTGCACCGGCCGGTGATCTCTGGGGCTTCGACGGCTTCCTCGAGGAGGACTTCCGCCCTCGTGTTGCAGCCGTCTTTGTCGGCGTCGATCCAGTGTTTGAATTCGCTGCGCTGGTAGCCGTCGCGGGTTTCGGCTTTGACGGGGAGGCTGTCGAGGAGGCTGCGGACGGGCAGGGTGTGACTGGTGCCGGGGCCGTCGGGTGCGGCGTGGGCGGGGCTGATGAGGGTGGCGAGGGCCGCTCCGGTGGCGGCGAGGGTGGCGAGGATACGCACGGGGCGCCCTTTCGAAGACGTGGCAGGTCACGATCTTCGTAGCGGCGTGGGAGTGATGAGGGCGACCGATCCGGCGGTACGTCACCCGCGGGTGGGGAAAGTCAGACAAACGCCGCCGACGCCAGAGGCAGCGGGCGGCGTGGGAGCAGTCGCACGTCTACCTCGCCTACACGGGGACGTTCTGACACGACGAAAGCCCCGCCACCTCCAACACGGATGGGCGGGGCTGCGAATCTTCTAACCGACCGGGCGCCTGCTCCGGCTGGCCCGGCTAGCGGGAGCGGGTGGTTGGCAGATTCACGCTGCGGTCCTCAGGGTGCGGGTAGTACATCGTCGTCTCTCCGGCTTGGGGGTGGTCCCGGAAGAGGGCGTGGTCGAGTTCCGCCCGCGCCTGGTTGAGCGCCTTCTCGGCGGCCCTGAGCTTCCGGTAGGGCTCGCCCTCCACTCCGCTTCTCGGGTAGGCATTGGCGAGTTGGGTGACGCGGTGAACGAGTTCGTTGTGGATGGCGGCGAGGGTGCGACCCAGTTCTTCGTGTTCTTCGAGGGTCAGTCTGGGCTTGGTCACTGGGTCTCCTGCATTCCGATGGATGCCGATCTTGTTGATGTGACGGTACGAGCAGGATGGCCGTCTCGTCCGAACGTTGCACTCATTCAAGTGAGAGCTGGCCTATGCGGCTTCTTTCCTCTGCTGCCGCCGCCCGGCCCGGTAGGCGCGCTCCCCTTCGGGGCAGCCTTGCATGCAGGCCCACGGGTCTTCGCCGCGGCGGACGTGGGCGGCGAATCCGGCGTGGTCGCCGTGTCGTTCACGGCGGAGGATCCCGGCAAGGTGGGCGAGATGGACGGCGTGGGCAGACGAAGCGGCCCCGAGCTTGAGCAGGATCTGCTTGTTGATCGAGCCGACGCCGCCGAGGGTGATACCCAGATCGGTGCCGATCTGTGCCCACGACTGGCCGTCGGCTATCCGCTTGAGCACGTCCAACTGGCGCGCGGTCAGTGCCCGCATTGGTCGGGTCACGGCTGCCTCCTGGCCTGGCTGGGCGGGGTGAGGCGTCCTTCGCGGATGGCTTTCTGCCGAAGGGCGTCTTCGATGACGGCGGCGGGGATCATGCCGGGGAAGCAGTCGGCGAGGAGTCGCTCGGCGGTGGCGTTGATGTACTTGCGGCGGGTGGACGGCTTCGGCGGTAGGTGCTCGGCCGGCTTCGCTGCGGTCATGGTGCTGGCCTTTCTCGGGCCGCCGCCCCGGGTGTGGGGCGGCGGCGGTGGTTCACGGTCGGGTGATGTGGAGGCGGCGCCTGCCGCCGCCGGGCTGCTGGTCGGGGATCACGCAGTAGCCGGCGGCCTGGAGTTCGAGCCGGTACTTCTCGAGGCCGTCGGCTTCGCCGGGGCCGTCGTGGAAGACGTTGACCTGTCGCCGGCCGGACTGCTCGGCGCGCCAGCCGGGCAGCCAGTCGTCGCCGGTCCATTCGGACGGCGGGTAGGGCTCGAGGATGCGGGCGACAGCGGCGGCCCTGATCACGCCGGGCATCAGGCGGCCTTGGGGGTGCGCGACCGGGAGGCGATCTTCGCCAGCTTCGTGTTCAGGTGGGAGGCCGGGTCGTCCACCACCGAAGCCAGAGCGACCGCAGCGGTGACGATCACGTCGCAGAGTTCGTCAGCGACGTCCCCACGGTCGTGGGTGACGCCCTTCCGCGGGTTCTGCCCCTGGACGCCGATCCATGCCTGGGCAACTTCGCCGGCTTCCTCCGTGAGCTTCAGCATCCGCAGGGTGATCTCCTGCTGGCTGCGGCCGTTCTCGGAGTCGAGCCAGGCGACGAGCCCCTGGATGGTGGCCCACTGCTCGTTGCTGATCATGGGGTTCCTTTCGGTGAGGTGGTTGGTGGCGAGCGGTATGTCGGTGATGGTGTGGAGTTGCACGGCGGTGAGGCCTTGGCCGCGGAGGTCGCGGAGCCGGGGATCGTCCGGGGTGGTGTCGTCGAGCTCTGGGTCCGTCCACAGCGGGTCGCAGAACGGGGGCGGGTCGGCGGTCATCGCGGGGCCTGGAAGGTCCACCAGCCGTCGTAGCCGGGCGGTATGGCCGGGTAGTTGGCGAGCATCGGCCGGAGGATGCCGAGGTGCTGCTCCATGACGGCGGGCTCCTGGGCTCCCCAGTAGCGTTCGCCGTCCCAGCGGCCAGCGCAGTCGCCGCCGTACCGGCCGTCGTCGTGCTGTTCGAGGAACTGGCGGCCGTCGGCGGGCTCGGGGTACTGGAGGTCCCACAGGTCGCCGATGCAGGCGACGGTGACGCCGCGGCGGCGACGGAACCAGACGGCTTCGATACGACCGTCGAAGTAGTACTCGTTGCGGCCTTGCGGGGTTTCGGTCCGGCTGCCGCGGAGCGTGCCGAGGTCGACGGCGTAGGGCTTGCGGCTGATGAGGAATCGGGCTTCGCGGATCACGGGCTACTCCTGATGATCGAAAGCTCTGTGCGCCTCTGTGAGGCTCTGGGGAGGGTTCTGGCATCGCGAGGGGCCGCCGGGCGGGTGCGGGGCGCTACAGCGGGCGTGCAGCACCCCGCACGGCAGTCACAGGGGCCGGGCTACGACTGCGCCCCGTCCTGCCGCGTCCCGGCGGCGGGCTGCTCGACGGTGTAGGTCGTGGTCGCGCGGACCAGGCGGCGCTGGGTGGGCGTGCCGTCCTTCCACTTCGGGCCGATCTTGACGGTGTGGGCAAGGTGGTTCACGGCGCGATCGCGGACGGCGTACCGGGTTCCGGGCACCCACTCATCGGCGACGGGGTCGTACAGCTCGGCAGCCCAGGTGTGTTCGGCGGGGTGTGCCTCGGTGGCTGCCGTCTCGTCGGCCACACGACGCAGCTCGGCCTCCGCCTGCCCGGCCCGCAGGATCTCCGCACCGAGCTGACGCTGCACTTCGTCGACCTGCCGCTCCAGGACGATGACCCGCTCGGACTGTTCCAGCACCCGCTTGCCGCGCCGCTTGCACTCGACGCCGACCTCGTCACGCATCTTCTGGGTGTGGTCCAGCTTCTTCTGCACCTTGGCCAGCTCGCAGCGCGGGCAGACGGGCTGTCCGTCCCGCATCGGCACGTCCATGTCGTCGCGGCCGTGCCAGTGGAAGCCGCACGCCTCGTGGCTGTAGTTCGGGTCCAGCGGCGGCTCGGCGCTCGTGTCGGTGGCGTGGCCGACGGGCGCGGGCAGCACGGCCAGCACCGCGTCGGCGCCCTCGGCGGCGTCCCACTGCGGGTGGCCGAGGTCCATCAGGGCGTCGGCGATGCGGTCGCGGAGCGCGGCCTGGTCGGCGGACGGCAACGGCACGACCGGGGTGGCCCCGCGCGCCGGGTCGATCAGGTCAGCAGTGGCCAAGACGTGCTTCCCAGCGGCCGTGTCGACGCCCCACACGGCGGCGTCCCTCCGCTGCACGGCGGCCAGCTCCTGCGCGTGCAGGCACAGGGCGCCGTCGATCACATCCTCAGGCAGGCCGTGCCGGTACAGCAGGGCGCGGGCGGTCTCGGTGGTCTGGTTGGTCATCGGGTTCCTCCAGGACAGGACGGGATGGAAAGATCGGGGCCAGGCCCAGGGCGATAGGCGCGCCCCGGGCTGCTGGCGTTCACGCCGCGAGGGCGGGTGTGGCGTGGGCTGCGGCCATCAGCAGCCGGTGGCCGGCGGCGGTCTGCTGCGGGATGACGCCATTCCCGGCGATCCGCAGCAGCTCGGTGCGCGGTATCCCGGGCACGTCGGTGATCCAGCCAGCCGGCCAGCCCATCAAGAACTCGTAGGCCTCGGGGCTGACGCGCAGGTTGCCGCGCGCGTCCGGGGCCACCGGGGACGGCACCGGCCGTCCGGTGATGTCGGCCCAGCGGCGGACCGCCGGACCGTAGTCCCCCCCCCGAGCTCCGGCGAGTTCCAGTTCTCATCAAGGCGGACGGCGACACCGGGCAGGTAGTACACGCCCTTGCCGTCGCGCTGGTTGGGGCCCCCGTTCGGGCCGTCGGTGGCCTTCGGCGTGGGCAGCATCGGCAGCGGCGGGTACAGGGCCGCCGGGGCCGGGACTTCGATGGTGCCGCCGCTGCCAGGGACGGCGTAGCCGATCCAGCGGGGCCGGGTGTGCGGGGCACCAACCGCCGACGCTTTGGTGATCGTCCAGTACAGGTCGTAGCCCAGCTCGTTCAAGTTCGCCGCCACCGTCGGCAGCCCACGGCGCTTCAACGCGGCCACGTTCTCCAGGAACACCCGCGCCGGCCGGATCACCGATACGGCCTGGGCCACGTACCGCCACAGCCCCGACCGGGGATCGTCCAAGCCGAGGCGGTGGCCGTTGTTGCTGATGCCCTGGCACGGCCAGCCCACGATCAGCGTGTCCACGCCCGAGAACTGCTGGGCGGCCTCCCGGTAGTTGATCGCGTCGATGCCTCCCAGGTTCATGGCGCCCGGGAAGCGGGCGGCCATCACGGCGGAGGCGTGCGGGTTGTTCTCGGCGTAGGCGACCGTGCGGATGCCGGTCTCGGCGCGGACGGCTTCCTCGAGCTGGCCGGAGCCGGAGCACAGGCCGATCGCTGTCGACGGGGTTGCGGTCAAGGGTTCCTCCAGGTTGGGCCGCGTGTGCGGCGGGGGTTTCGACACCACCGGTCCCCGTGGCCGGCGGTAGGCTGCGGGCCAGACCCCGGCGTGGTTCGAGCACGCCGGGGTCGCCGCGTTCACGGGGTGGGGTGGGTCGCCGCGAGGCAGGCGGCGACGATCACGACGGTCGGGGTACCGCTCGGGAACTCGATGACGGTTCCGTTCGGGCATTCGAGGCCGGAGTCGTCGGACTCGTTGGTCAGCGCCCACAGCGCGCCGGACGGGTGCCGGAGCACTGTACGGGTCTCGTCGCACGTCCAACCCGCCGCTTGGAGGGCTTCGGTGACGTCGAGTCGGCCGTACCACTCGCCGGGCTCGGGCGGGCTGATGATCAGATGCAGGTCGGACATTGCTTCTCCTTCGGGTTGGCTGGTCACAGCGACCAGAGGCTGGGCTGCATGGGCTGGAGCGGCAGTTCGGTCTGCCCCTCGCAGTGGACGGCCGCGGGTTCGGCCACCCGGGCAGGCGCCGGACGGGCCGGGGCCGGGTTGAGGCGGCGGAAACACACCGGGCCCAGGCCCGACGGCGACGGGCGACGCAGACGGCGGCCACACGCCGCGCGGCGGGACATCAGGCGGCCTCGGCGATCTGACCGCTGGACAGCGGCAGTCCGAACGCGGCGGCAATGACGTGCTCGGCCAGCAGGCAGGGCACGGCGTTGCCGATCTGTTCGAACTGCTTGGTGCGGCTCCCCCGGAACGGGTGATCGGCGGGGAAAGACTGGAGGATCGCCGCGTCCTGGACGGACAGGCGGATGGTGTCCCGTCGTCCGCCGCGGTAGGCGGGCAGGTTGTCGGCGTCGACGATGCGGGTGCAGTCGATCCAGCGTCCGGCGTCGCGTTCGCCGTAGAGGGTGGCGCGGGCACCGGAGCCGCCGACGCAGGAGGGATCGGGCCCGCCGGCTGCGGTGCCGACGGCGACGGTGAGGGCGGGCCGGGCGGTCATGCCCCAGCCGATCGCGTCCGCCATGCTGATCCACGGCTTCAGCCCGAACACTTCCTGCACCTCGGTGACGCCCTTGCGGTACCGGTGGTGAGTCGGCTGCGGCAGCCGGGCCTCCCCGTCCAGGCTGGCGGCGAGGAAGGCGCGCACCCGGGTCTGCGGGACGCCGTACTCCTCCGAAGACAGTCGGCCGGTCGCCACGCTGTAGCCCTCGACGCGCAGGAGTTCACCGAGCGCCTCCCAGACGGGCAGCACCGTCGGCACCTGCTCCAGGAGGATCGTCCGGTACGGGCGGCCGGCGTCCATCGCTTCCAGCGCCCACCGCAGCGGCTCCAGGACCAGGCCGGTCCGCTCGTCGTCGAAGCCAGCGAGGGCCTCCCCGATGCCCTGGCGTTCGGCCAGACGCTGCGCCAGCTCGAGGACGGTGTCCAGGGCGGCCCGGCCGCGGCCCTTGCCGCCGACAGAGAACGGCTGGCACGGCGGCGAGCCGATCATGTCGGTGGCGTCGGGGAAGTCGGCGGGCCCGTAGGCGCGGACGTCACCCTCCACCGTGCGGAGTCCGGCGGCACGCCGGGTCTCGCATGCGGCGTGATCGCGTTCTATGCCGGTCACATCGAGGCCGAGACGGGTGGCGCCGACATCCCAGCCGCCGGGGCCGGCAAACAAGTCGACGATCATGCGGCTGCCTCCGTGCTGTAGGTGAGGGCTCGGCGATGCAGGTCACGGAGGGCGTAGGCGGCCTGCTGCCAGACGACGCCGTTGCCGAGGGCTCGGAGCATGGCGGGCCGGGTGAGGCCGGGCGTGTCCGTCACCCAGCCGTCGGGGAGGCCCATCAGCCATTCGGTGAAGACGGGGCTCAGACGTCCCAGAGCGTCGGTTGGCCAGGGGGCTCGTCGTCCAAGGACTCGTTCCCAGCGGCGGATGGCGGGTTCGTAATCGCCCCAGTCAAGGTCGGGTTCCTCCGGCCGAAGGTCGAGGACGTCCGTTCGGCATCCGACGCGGTCGGCGTCGGAAGGAGCTGCGCCGCAAGGCTGGGCAGCATCAGGTCGCCCTTGCTGCCGCGCTGATTGGGGCCGCCCTTCGTGCCGTCCGTCGCCCTCGGCGTCGGCATCAGCTTCACGGCTATCGCGAGCGGTGTGCCCTGCCCGTTCCCGTTGATCCCCTTCGCCAGGTTCCGCTGCCGCCTGGCCTCCCATGACTCCAGCGACTCCCCGTCGTTCGGATTCGACGCTGTCGGAGTCGGCAGCAGGTTCACCACGACCTCGTTCAGCGGTCGGGAGTTGCGGTCCATCAGGTTCGACTCCCCCGACTTCCAGTCCCGGGCCGCCGGCGTCGGCAGCAGCGAGATCGCCGTCCGCAGGTCCGGGCCGCCCGTCCCGTGCTGCCCGATCCCGTTCGTGTCCGAGGTTCGCGGTGTCGGCAGAAGCTTCCGTGTCTCGTCCCGCAGTCCCCAGCCCGCCGACGATCCGCGGTCCGTCCCCCCGTCCGAGGCGACCGGGGTCGAGAGCAGCCGGCCAGGCGCGGATGATGATGCGGCGGCGGCGGTGGGGGGCGCCGACTTCGTCCGCGCCGTAGCGGCCCCATTCCGCATCGAACCCGAGGCTGGCCAGGTCCCCAAGAACGGCTCCGCATGCCCGCAGTACAGGCTCAGCGTGTCCGTCTCCCACGCAGTACGGGCAGGGTTCCATGTCGCTGGCAGCCGGCGCCGAGAGGAGCCCTTCGACATTTTCGATCACCACGAGTTTCGGTTGGAGGATGGAGATGGCGTGGGCCATGTGGTTCCACAGGCCGGAGCGGGAGTCGGGGTTGAGGCCGACGCGGCGGCCGGCGGAGGAGACGTCTTGGCAGGGGAAGCCGCCGGTGAGGATGTCGACCGGCCCGTGCTCGTCGAGGACGCCCTGCCAGTCGATCTTTGTTATGTCGCCGAGGTTCGGGACATCGGGCCAGTGACGGGCGAGGATCTTCGCCGCGTACTGGTTCTTGTCCTCCTTGCCGTTCTTGTCCGGCGGCTCGTACTGCGAGTGCCAGACCACGTCGGCGTCGTAGACGTCCATCACGGCCAGGTCCAGGGCACCGGTGCCGGTGAACAGGGAGCCGATACGCAGCGGGCTCATGCGGCGGTTCCTTCCTGGGGCCGGTGGGTGGTGTGGGTGTTGGGGTTGCCGCCGCAGCGGGCGCAGGTGCAGGCGTCCGGGGGCGGCGTCGGGCCCGTGGCGGCGGTGCCCAACGGCCAGCCGCCGGTGTGGGCGATGCGGTAGCCGGCCGCCGGGACCGCGGTCAGGGCGGGCTTGGGCTTGGCGGCCTTGGCGGGGGCGCGGCCGACGAGGGACAGCAAGTAGTCCTTGAGGTCGCCCTGCTCGCGGAGGGCGGCGATGTCTTCAGCGCTCAGTTCGGTGGCCATCTCTAGCCCTCCGCCATGTCCACGAACCGGGCGTAGTGGCCCTGGAAAGCAACGGTGATCGTCCCCATCGGCCCACCCCGGTGCTTGCCGACGATCACGTCGGCCTCTCCCGCTCGAGGGCTCTCCCGCTCGTACACGTCGGGCCGGTGCAGCAGGATGACGATGTCCGCGTCCTGCTCGATCGCGCCGGACTCGCGCAGATCCGACACCATCGGCACCTTGTCCTGGCGCTGCTCGGGCCCGCGGTTGAGCTGAGCAAGCACGATGATCGTGATGCCGAACTCCTTCGCCATCACCTTGAGGTTGCGGGAGATCATCGACACGGCGACCTGCCGGGACTCGGCCGGCGGCGCCTGCATCAGCTGCAGGTAGTCGACGATCACGACCTTCAGGCCGAAGGTGCGGACGAGGTTGCGGATCGCCGCACGCAGGCTGGGCAGCGTCAGGTACGCGTTGTCGTCGATCTTCAGCGGGGCGGCAGCCAGTTCGGGGAGCCTCGCCGCCGCCCGAGCGACAGCGGTGTCGTCGACGATGCCCTGCTTCACGTGATGCAGGGCGATCTTCATTTCGCCGCACAGGATCGACGTCGCCAACTCCTCGTCGCTCATCTCGAGCGACCAGATCGCCGTCGGAACCTCATGCTTGATCGCAGCAGCGCGGGCGAAACCGGCCGCGAGCGTCGTCTTGCCCATCGCCGGGCGGGCCGCGACCACCACCAACTGGCCGGGAGCCCAGCCGCCCGAGAGCAGCGCGTCCAGGTCCATGAAGCCGGTCGGTACCCGGTCCTCGGTCGACGGCTTCGTCGTCGCCCGGTCGATCACGTCCGGGAGCAGCGCGCCCAGGTCGACCATGTTCGACTGGCCCGCGGGCTTCGCCAGGTTGTCGATCTCCGCCTGGATCGCCGACAGGTCCGTGTCCGGGTCGAACGCCGGGTTGCTGAACCGGACGTGCATGTTCGCGCTCAACGCCCGGCCGCGGGCGGCGATCGCCCCGCGGGTGACTTCGGCAGCCCAGTGCGCGGCAGCACCCGGGTTCGCCGCCATGTACAGGTCGCCGAGCTCGTTCTCCGTGAACGGCCGGGTGATCATGCGGCCGTCGGCGTGCCACACCTGCAGCTTCCGGGCCACGGCCTGCCAGCGGATCGCGGACGCGGGCAGCGTCGACGCCAACTCCTCGACCGCAAACCAGATCATGCGGTACCGCTCGTCGCCGATGTCCGCCGGGTCGAAGCCCTGGCTGGCCATGTCGTCGACGCACGCCGGGTCGGCCATGGCGGTGGCGGCGAGGATCCGCTCGGCCTCCACGTTGCCGGCCGGGTTCAGGGAGGCGGCCTCGTCCGGGCCCCACACGTCGATGTCGGTGCTCACGCGGCGGCCCCCTGGCGGCGGTCGCGGCCCTCGAGGAGCACGATGCTGTTGCCGCACATCTCCGCAAGCCGCGACGCGACCCGCGGCCCCGTTACCTCCGACAGCTGGTTCGGCAGCACATCGCACGTGATGATCACCGGGCGGCGGCGGATGTACCGCTCGTCGAAAATCTCGAACAGCCGCTCCTGCGTCCACGTCGACGGACGGGCCGCGGCCAGGTCGTCGATGAACAGCAGATCGACCTTCTGCAGCTTCTGCGACAGCGCACGCCCCTCCCCCTCGGGGGCGTCCGGGCGAAGAGCGTCGAACAGGGCCGTCGACCGGAACGTCTTGATGACTGGGGAGCCCTGCCACGGCTGGCCCGGCCCGTACTGGGCCTCCAGCCAGCGGCGGCACGTCTTCCACGCCGTGTGCGTCTTACCGACCCCGATCGCGCCCGTCAGGAACAGGGACCGGCCGCCCCAGCCGGCAATCCAGTCCTGCACCTGGGCGGGCAGGTCGATCGGGCGGCGGTAGATCTCCGGGGTTTCGTCGTCGAACCGGTTCAGCGCCACCGAAGTGCGCTCCAGGAGGAACGACTCGCGGGGGCTGAGCTCGTCAGGCGATTCGGAGGACATTCTTCTTCTCCTCTGCGGTCATGGAAGTGGTGTCGTGCGGGGCGGTCTGCGGGCCCTGCGGAGTGCGCTTGGCGCGTTCTGCCGCGGCTTGGCGACGGAGCGTCGGGTACTTGTCGCGGAGCTTGGACGGGCTGAGGATGTGCGCCTGCCAGAAGTCGTTGGCGTGGGCCCAGTCGATGGCGGCGACGGCTTGGTCCGGGGTGATGCCGTCGATGTCCAGCAGGCGCCGAGTGTCAGTGCGCCACTTGGCGGTGATCCGGGGGCGCTTGTCGCCGCCGGCCTCGATGACGGCGGCAAGGTGCTGGCAGACCTGCTCGACGTCTTCGCGAAGGGCATCGGCCGAGGACTTCGCAGAAGTTCGAGAAGTCTTTTGTTCTTCTTCTGTCTCTGTCTCTGTCTCTGGTTCGGTTTTGCTTCCCGATTGCTTCACCAAATCCGAAGCACTTGCTTCACTGTTTGCTTCGGCGGTTGAAGCTGCTCGGCGGGACTCTCCGGAGCGCTTGCCACCCCTCTGACCTGCTGCTGCGCGCTTCGCCCGAAGGTCGGCGACCTCGGATGCGGAGCGCTGGTGGTCGAGGTAGTCGTGGATGACGTAGCTGTCCGGGCCGGCCTGGGGGCACTTGGGGCAGTCGTGTTCGCCGTCGTGCCACAAGCCGACGCGAACCAGTGCCGAAGCATTTGCTTCAGGGTTGCTTCCGTCGGTCAGCCGGCGGACAAGGCGCTTGGAGATGACGCCGTCGGTGAGTTGCCGTGAGGCGTAGGCGAGTCCGCAGATGTAGAGCCAGCCAGCCTCCCCGCCCGCTTCGATGATCTTCGGGTGGTCCGGCAGACCGTCGTGCACCTTGACGTAGGTGCGCTTGTCCTTCTCGGCCATGGGACTTCTTTCCTCTGGGGTGAATTGGCATCTGGGCGCGCGGAACCAGGGCCTCTAGGGCGGCTTGTCACTGCCGCCCCGTTCGTAGCCATCATAGCTAAGAACGCTAAGTCGCGGTGTTGTGCAGAGTGACAAATCCGCTACGCTGATGCCATGACCGCGACCCGCACCGAACACCGCGCGAAGATCGCCGAAGCGCGCAACGTCCTCGGCGAGGTCATCTCGCGCGCCCGCTACGCCGGAGAGACCACGGTGCTGATCAACCGCGGCAAGGAGGCGGCCGTGATCGTCCCCTTTGACTTCTACGAGCGAGCACTTGCAGCGCTTGACGAGCGCGCCGTGCCGGCCGAGTCCGACGACTGACACCCCTCCTCCTCTCGTCCTCCGGGCCCCGCTTCTGCGGGGCCTTTGTCGTGTGGGCTAGGCGTCTGAGTGCTGGTTCGCGTCGTGCTGCCGCATGGCGGTCTTCACTTCGTCCGGTGGCGGGAAAAGCCGGTCGAAGATTCGTATGGGACTTGCGTCGGGGTATGCCTCGCGGCATCGGAGGCAGATCAACGCTGTTGTTACGACGCCGTTCGTGTGGCCTCCGACGTAGCGGTAGCGCTCAGGAGTGCCCGTCATCGGCCGGCCTTCTTCCGGCTTTTGGGGTGCAGGGCGACGGGCTGCCACCCGTTGTTGCGCCAGGCGGCGACGGTGTAGCGGTCGGTACGGACACGCCGGCCGATGGCGGTGAGGTCGTAGCCGCGGTCGTGGAGGAGCCGGGCCGTGTACAGCTGCTCGGCCGGGGTGAGGGTGACGGGCTGCCCGTTGAGGGCGTGCTCGACGGCGATGAGGTCGATGTCGCCTGCCTCGTCGTAGGTGTGGGTGGTGGAGGCGTGGAGGTAGGGGCTGCGGTCGGCTCCGATGCGGGTGGCGATCATGCGGCCACCTGCTCGGGTCGCTGGGCCAGGGCCCGGTACAGGTGGTCTTTGGTGATGCCGAGCCTGTGTGCGGCCTGAGCTGCCGTGTACCGCTGTTCGGTCATGAGCCAGCGGGCGTCTTCGGCGATGGCGGTGTACCGGTCGACGGTCTCGCCGAGGTCGGGGGTGGCGGCGGGGCTGTCGATGTAGTCGTCGTCCCAGGCGCCGGGCGGCGGCCAGCCGTTCGCGGCGGCGAGCTGTTTGGCCTGTCCGACGTATCGAGGTGCGACACCGCGGCTGGCCGGGTCGACGTTCCACAGCCGGTCGTACAGGTCTCGGACCCGGCGGGCGGTGTCGGCGGCAACGACGTCTTGCCGGACGTGATCCCAGATGATCCGGTGGTGGCGGACGCCCATCTCCTCGCCGAGGCGGAGCTGCGGCCAGCCGTTGGCGATGAGGGCTTGGAGCCGGCGGCGGGTGCCGGTGCCGTCGATGCGGGCACTGGGTGCGACGTGGTCGAGGCTGGGCTTGACGGCGAGGATCTTGTCGGCGGTCGTGGTACGGACTCGCTTGGTGGGGCCGCGGCCCTCGTGCGGGGAGCCGTAGAGGATGCGGGAGACGCCGCCGTTGGAGACGCCGGACAGTCGGCAGACGCGCTGCCAGCCGATGCTGTAGGTGGAGAGCATGCGGATGTGCTGGCGGACGGGTTCGGCGTCGACGAAGGGCTGCCAGCGGCCGTATGCGACGAGCCGGTTGCGGTTGCGGTCGTAGTCGGCGGACCGCTTCAGGCAGTCGGGGCGGCGGCAGCGGTACTCCTTGACGCAGGTGAGGGTGCGGTGGTGGGGGGCCTGGCGGGCGGCGGTGGTCACGGCTTCTCCTCTCGGATGGGCGTCTGGTTGGCGTGGTCTTCGATGCGCTGCAGGTCGAGGTGGAGGCGGACGCGGTGGGCGGCGTGGCGGAGGGCGCGGATGGTCCGGCAGGCGGCCCATAGGCTGGCGGCCACGGCGAGGCCGGGCCCGTAGACACCGGCCTGGGTGTCGACCCACAGGTAGGTGTTGATGGCGGTGTCGAGCTGGTCGGCGGTCACGCGGCGGCCCTCCTGGCGGCGGCCAGGCGGGCCGCGCGACGCTGGGCGGCTATGCGCCGGCCCTTGTGGGTGAGGGTCCAGACGCCGATGCGGTGCCCGTGGGTGCGGGTCTGGGTGGAGGGCACGGTGCGGCCGGTGTGCTGGATGATCCCGCCGGTGCGCAGCGAGTTGATGGCGGCGCCGAGGAAGCCGTGCCCGAGCTCGGGCAGCACGTCCCGGAGGTCGTTGCAGGAGAAGTCGTCGTGGCGCTGGCCGAAGTGGAAGACGGCCTGCTCGACGAGGAACTGGTCCCAGGAGGACTGGTCGGCGATCTCCTCGAGAAGGAAGTCCTTCTCGACGGAAGCGAGTCGTTCAGCGGGGGTGAGCTTGCGGGCCATAGTCGGCTCCCTCGGTGTGTGGTGTGCTGGTGGCCGGGTCGGCCGCATTACGGGTGCGGCCGACCCGACACTTGGGTTATGGGGCGTGAGGGCCCGGATGTTTGGTTGGCTAGTCGACGAGTTCGCCTTCGACGGGCTCGCTGTCGTCTGCGGGGTCGGCTTCGTCGAGGGCGGTGGGCTGCGGCATCGCCGGGGTGCCGGCGGTGGGGGGTGCGGTCAGTTCGCCGGCGACTTCGGCCTGGGCGCGGAGCTGCTCGCGCATGTACTCGGCGGAGGTCGGCACCCACTTCGCGAGCTGCCGGACCGCGGACTTGAGCCACATGGCTTCTTCGTCGGTGTTCCAGGGGCTGTACTCGGAGTCCTTGGAGTCGGACTTGGCGCGGATCTCCATGACGCGCCGGTGGTTGAGGACGACGACCTTGGAGACGGCGCCGTCCTTCATGACGGCGTAGGCGTACACGCCGACGAGGGGGCCGCGGTCGTTGCCGAACCAGTCGATCTCGTGGACGGGCCGGTCGTCGCGGCCGGGCACGTAGCGGAAGGTGTCGCGCTGGCGGACAGCCTCGACGATGACGGTGGAAACGGCGCCGGCCCGGTAGATGAGTTCGACGATGCCCTGGTAGCCGACGATCCCCTTGATGATCAGCTTGTAGCCGTGGGCCTTGCTCTTGCGGGGAGTGAGGTAGAACTGCTCAGTGCCCGGCTCCAGGCCGAGGCGGGCGGCGGTCTTCAGCTCCCGCAGGAAGACGCCTACGTCGTTGCGTGCGGCCTGCTCGAGGTCCTTGTTGCCGCGGATGGCGCCGACGGCGAGGCGGATCCACTGGTCGGCGTTGACGTGGGAGGGCACGAGGGCCGCGTATTCGTCGCGGTAGACCTCGATTTGGGCGGCGGGTCCGTTGTCGCGGGTGGCGATGGCGTTGCTGATCTGGTTCATCAGGCGGCTTCCTTCTGCTTGTAGGGGTTGAGGGACTTGGTGGTGCCGTCGGGCTTGGGGATGCGGTAGGCGACGCGGCGGCCGTCGCAGACGGCGCGGCGGCCGGTGCCGATCAGGTCGAGGACGACGGACTTGGCGGCGGTGAGCTCCGCGGCGGCGGCCTTGGCTTCGGCCTGCGCGTTCTCGTAGCGGGCGGCGGCTTCGGCGGCGATCTCGATGTCGACGTCGTCGAAGCCGTCGGGCTGGACGCGGATGGTCTTGTACGTGTCGTCGGCGCTGTCGATCGGCGGGCGAACGCCGTCGCGGACCTCGTCGAGGAACTGTTCGGCGGCGTCGCGGAGGGTCTTCGCTTCGGCCTCGTCGTACTCGATGACGTACTCGCGGTAGTCGTGGCCGGAGATCAGTACGCCGAAGTCGGTGCGGCGGACGCCGAGAACGTCCATCTGCCACATGACCTGGCAGCGGTACCAGATCGGCACCCCGTCTTCGGCGCCGTCCGGGCCCCACTCGTCACCCATCGGCGACGTTTTGATCTCCAGCAGTCCGGTGGGCTGGCCAGGAAGGTCGAACTCGCCGGCGGGCTGCGGGTAGATGAGCCGGTCCGGGGTGGCGCGCTGCCACTCCCGCTCCCGGTGCTTCCACGTGCCGGCGGGGGCGGCGATGAGTCCCGGGTGTTCGTCCTGCCACTTCGCGGCGACCGGGTCCTCGAGGCGGTTGCCCCATTCGATGGCGGGGGTCATCTCGAAGGGGGCGGCGCGCAGTCCGGCCTTCTTGTGCCAGAGGGTGAAGCGGCTCATCCACGGGGAGAGGCCGACGACGGCGGCGATCTCGGTGGCGGTGATGGTGAGCCCGGCGCGGGCGGCGTCCCAGTCCGGTGTGCCGGGGGTGAGGTGGCCCAGCAGTACCCCCTCCGGGGCGGTAGGCGGGTGATCTGTGGTGCTTTCGGTGCTCATGTGACCCTCTCTTGGGTGTGCGAGGTGGTGGCCGGGCGCCCCGGGAGGGGGAGGTCCGGGGCGCCCGGCCTGGGATGCCGCGGAGCGTGGGGGTCGCTACAGCGGCGGGTATGGGGTTGTGGGGCTACTTGAGGCGGACGGGCATGCACACGGCCCGGTAGTGGCTGGTGGCGGCGCTGTCGTTGTCGACGGGCTGGATGAGCACCGGCTTGTTGGGGGTGGTGAACCAGATCTGCACGGCGCCGGTGATGGGGGCGAGGAGTGAGCCGAGGAAGCCGGGCCGGTAGCCGGCCGTGAACCCGTCCAGGTCGACGGACTCCACGTCGATGCGGGATGCGCCCTTGGAGCCCTCCGCCCCGCCCGCCACGGTGACCTGGTCGCGCCCGAAGGTGAGGGTGATCGCCTGCTCGGGCTTGTCGTTGACGAGGGCCGCCCGCTGCACCGCCTCCAGCAGTTCGGCAGCGTCGCCGCGCATCCAGCCGACGGCCTTGCCCGGGTCGGGGAAGAAGCCTTCGACGTTCGGGAAGGGGGCGCCGACGGTGCGGCTGGCGACGGTCAGCGTGCCGCTGGCCAGGCAGGCGACGGTGACGTCGTTGGTGAAGGAGACCCGGACCGGGCCGCCGGCCAACTGCTTGACGGTGGCGGCCAGGTGGGCGGCGGGGACGAGCAGGGATCCGTCGGTCTCCTCGTCCGGGGTCCACGGGATGCGGTGCCGGACGATCCGGTACCTGTCCGACGCGGACACGGTGAGGTGATCGCCGTCGGCTGCGACATGCACCCCGCGGAAGCCTTCCAGGTTGCCGACGGCCTCCTTGTCGGGCATCGAGGCCTGCGCGGCGTGCACCACGGCGGCGGCCAGCACGTCCCCGTCCACGGTGCCCGCGGCGGCCGGGGCTTCGGGCAGGGCCGGGTAGTCGCGGCGGTCCATGGTGGGCAGGGTGAAGGTGGTGCCGGGCGCCGACACGGTCAGCTCCCGCTCGTCCACCACCACGTCCACTGGCCCTGCAGGCATGGCGGCGGTGACGTCGGCGAGCAGCCGTCCCGAGACGAGCGCATGCCCGGTCTCGAGGACGTCGGCGGCCAACGTGGCGCGGGTGGCGGTCTCGTAGTCGAACCCGGACAGGGTCACCGAGTCGCCGTCGGTCTCGAGCAGCAGGCCGCCCAAGACGGGCTGCAGCGGATTGTTGGGGAGCCTGCGGTGCGCGGCCCGTGCCGCTGCCGCCAACTGCTTCTGGTCGATGCGGATCTTCATCAGGCGGCCTGCGCCGTCTCGACGGCCGACTCGGTCTCGACGGTGTCGTCGTCGGTGTCGCGGGGCTCCGGCTGCGCGTAGCCCTCGGTCTGCAGGGCGGACAGCGGGAACAGGGTGTCCTGGACCATGGGAGTTCTTCCTTCTGTGGGATGCTGGTCGCGGATCCCCGGGCGATTGGTGCGCTCGGGGGTTCTTGCTGTGGTGCGCCGCCCGCGCCGGCCGGTGTCTTCCGGCGGGGCGGCGGGTCAGGCGGCCGGGTAGGTCGGCCAGGGCTGGGGCAGGTCGATGAGTGCGATCTCCTGCGTCTCGTCGTTGCTGGTGTCGCGGTGCGGCACCGGGGAGACGTAGGGCAGGACGACGACCGGCGAGTAGGGGCGGACGAGGTCGGTGGGGACTTCGCGGATGCGGGGCCGGGCGTTGACGACGGCGCGGCGGAGGCGTTCCTGTTCGGCCTTGGCGCGGATCGTGGTCCGGCGGAGTTCCTCGTTGGCCGCCTTGACCGCCTTGTTCTCGGCGCGGAGTTCGGCGATGACCATGGCGTCCTGGCATCCGCGGATCAGCGCCGTGTGCAGCTGCTGCTCGCGTTCCTCGACGGCCCCGGTGAGGATGGTGTTGTCGTTCTCGACGCGGCGGGTGTGGGCGCGGAGGGCCTGGTACGGCTGGCTGTGCCTGCCGCCGGCTATGACGGTGAGGGTGCTCACTGGTCTCCTCGGTGCTCGAAGTAGTTGGCGATGTGCTCGCCGAACAGGAGAAGGAAGACGGTTCCGGCGCAGAGCAGGCCGTTGACGATCCAGATCACGGCCCCTCCAGTGCGGTCTTCTCGGCCTTGGTGGCGGCCAGTTGGCGTTCGAGACTGGCGATGCGCCGGTTGAGGCGAACGATGGCGGCCCGCGTCTCCCGGTCGTTGGCCGGCTCCTTGCTGGCTGCGGCGGTGAGGCGCGCGTCGAACGCGGCGTAGTCCTCGTAGAGGCCGTCGTCGACGGACTTCCGGTAGTCGGGGTCGACCTTGCGGGGCAGTCCGAGGGCTTTGGTGAGGCCGGGGATGATGACGGGGTCGGCGTCGCCGGGCATCGGCGGCAGATGCAGGGTCGTCATGCGGCCGCCTCCTGTTCGCGTCGGCGCAGCCAGTTGAAGCAGATGTGGACGTGCTCGATCCGCTCGACGTACTCCCGGGTGGTCCAGGGCTTCAGGCCGCGGCCTCGGCGGGCCATCTCGTCGTCGACGCGGGCGATGGCGTCCTGTTCCAGGTCGGCCAGCGGCCGGGGCTCGATCACGGTCGCCATGTCAGGCCACCGCCGCGAGCAGCAGGTTGGGGCTGTATCCGACGAGTCGGACCCGCGCGTCGGCGACCTCCGCGGAGGCGGACAGCACCATCGTGGTGTCGCCGCTCTGCAGGTTCCGGCGGACGGCGGCCGGGTCGATACCGAGGGCCTCGCGCCACGCCTCGAACGCTGCGAGGTCCCCGTGGATGGAGAACTCCAGGACCCCCGGGTAGTGCGGGGAGACGCTCACGTTCGGGGCCGGCAGGTTGGGGTGGTCGGTGGCCAGCAGTCGTAGGAGGGCCAGCGGGCGGGACAGGTCAGCGAGGATCACGACGCCTCCACGGGGTGGTTGTCGGGCAGCGGCTCGATGCCGCGAATGTCGAGGGGGCCGCGGCAGCCGTCGACGTGGACGACGGCGAGGCCGTGCTGGAAGTCGACGGCGCGGGTGCGGGTGCGGGTGATCCGCGGCGGGTCCTGGCGGGTGTTCGGGAACACCCGGACCGGAGTACCGACTCCGTACAGGGCGTTGAACGTCTCGGCGTCCATCAGGCACCGTCCTTGGGCGGCTCGACACCGTCGTACTCGTGGCGCCACTGGTTGATGCCGACGACGGTGGGCCGGTGCCACTCGTCGTGCTCCGAGCGCCAGCCCATGGCGAGTTGCTCACCGGTGACGGGGTGGTTGATGACGGCGACGCACAGGAAGTCGTGGCCGTCGAGGTGGGTGTAGCCGTGGCCCGGTTGAAAGAAGTCGGTGCGGAGGTTGTTCGGGCGGACCGCGCCACGCTGGACCTTCGATGCAAGCCGGGCGATCACGTCGCCGTGCTCGTCCTCACGGGACCGCTTCAGCAGCCACGCCACGAACTGCGTGTCCCGCTCGGTACGCACCTCGGCGGTCAGCTCGTCGAGGAGCTGGTTCGTCCGGGCCTTCGCCTCCTCGTCAGTCCCCGACGGGACGGACCACCACAGCAGGCCGGCGACCTTCTCGCGAGCCGTCTTCGGCGAGCTCGTCGGCTCGGGCGTCTGGGCGGCGGTCTCGGTCTTCCGCGCCTCCTCCCACACGTCCTCCGCGACGGGGTTGACGTGGGTGAGGGAGATGTAGGCGCCCTCCCCCTCCACCCAGACCACCGGGTCACCGGACGCGGACAGTTGGGCTTCGGTGCGGGTGCGGGTCACGAGGCGGATGCCCGCACCGTCCTCCGGACGGACGCCCGGGTAGGCGAACACCAAAGTGCCGACCGGGTAGCGGGCGTTCCACTGCTCGGCGTTCATCGGGCACCGCCCTTCGCCTCGGCCTCGATGAAGGGCAGGACGGTGGTGCGGAACCAGGCGCTGGCCTCGAAGCCGCCGGACGCCAGATCGATCAGCCGGGAGTAGCCGGTGTGGACCTCTCCCGTGAACTCGTTCTCCCACTCCCACCGGACGCCCATCGGGTCCAGCCACTGGCCGAGCTTCGCGACGTACTCGGCGTGCAGGTCGCCGCAGCCGTAGCCGCGGTCGTCGCGGTACCCGTAGGCGGTGTCGAACGAGACAGTCAGCCAGCAGGCGCGACGGTGGTACTTGCCGTCGCACGGGCCCCACTCGGCAACGAAGCCAGCGTTCCCGGGAAGGTTGCAGTCCTCGTCGTGCTCGGCGGCCTGTTCGGGGGTGCGCAGCGGGGTCTCGGGCCGGTAGTGCAGCATGAGCCAGGCGGGAAGGCCCTGCCCCGGGCTGTTGCTGATCGTCCACGGGTTCGTGGGCTCGACGAAGGACTCGCCCTTGCGCCAGGTCTTGTCCTGCTCGTCGGAAAAGGTGTGCTGGTCGGTGGCGTCGAGCAGGCCGCGGCAGAACCGGAACGTCTCCTGCGGGTCGACCTCGTCGAGGATGAAGATGCGGGTGTCGAGAGTCATCGGACACCGCCGAAGGTCTGAGAAGATCGAGGCACGTGAAGCCCCTTTCGTTGCGTCCTCTGGATGGGGTGGAGCGTGAGGTCGTCGCGGGCTTAGCGGGTCGCGGCGGCCTCTTTGCGTTGCCGGTCAGGCGGCGGCGCGGGCGGGCCTCGGCTTGGTGGAGGCGCGGCGGAGGCGCGAGATCTTGGCGCGGTCGGCCGGCACCTCGCACAGGGAGCGGATCTCCCGGATGTGGTCCTCGTTGAGCCACTTGGCGCGGCCCATGCGGGTGTGGGGGAAGCCGTGCTTGTTGATGCCGTCGAGCAGCCACCGCTCACCGACGCCGAGGGCGCGGGCGGCTTCCTTCGGCTTGACGTAGCCGTCGCGGCGCATCATCGACTCGACGTCGAGCGTGGTGATTTGGGGGGTGGACATGTTCACCTTCCTTCGGGGGGTATGTGGGGTGGACAGAGTTGGGCGTCTGTCGCGTTGAGGGCTGTGCGGAGCCGGGTGTAGCGCTTGGGCCCCATCCGCTTCCGGATGCCTGTTTCCAGCCGCTGGAGGTAGCTGCGGGAGATGCCGGCCTTGTCGGCGGCTTCCTGGACTGTGAGGCCTTGGTCCATCCGCCGCTTACGCAGGGACGGCCCGTGCACCTGGTAGGTGGCTGGGGGTCTTTCCATGAAGAGAATCTACGTGTTTCTACGAGCTTCCGCTACCGCTACCTCGTAGTAACATGCGTGAACTCGTAGATACGCGCAGCTACGTGATCGTTTCGATGGGTAGCCGGGTTGCGATTCAGGACAGAAACGCAGGTGTTCCTAGCTGTTCCTACGTGGTCCTGCGATGATGTGGCCCATGGCACCCCGACATGACGAAGATGCACTTCAGAGGCTCGCAAGCCTGATCATTAAGCGCCGGTCCGAACTCGACCTGAACAAGGCCGACGTCGCCCGCCGAGCTGGACTGCAGGTCAACACCTACAGCAAGGCCGAAGCCGGCCTGCCAGTACGGGAGACGACCTACGCGAAGATCGAGCCCATCCTGGAGTGGGCGGCAGGCAGCTGCCTCGACATCCTGAGCGGCGCCGCCGCAGCGACCCTCGTCGAACCCGCCACACCCGCGGCCGTGTTCTCGCCCGTCCGGGCGGAGGATCTTGCCGAGGATGTCGGGGACGTCGTGCAGGATGCTGCGGTTGCGATCAGTAACACGATGACGGCCGCCGAGATCCGGGAGCTGAAGCGGCAGGTAGTGGAGAAGGTGCTGGACCGCTGGGAAAAGCGCGGAATTGACCGCGATTGATCACCCTGCCCGTACAACCTTTTCTGTTTACCGTTTCGTTACCTAGTTAACCGTCGTCACTTAGGGCGAACCCGGTCACAACCGTTCGTCAGCATGGCAGCATCACCTAGTACTTGGGAGGTTCCCTCTCACCCGAAAGGGGGAGCCAATGCACGAACTGCTCATGGCTGACCTGGGGCCCGGCTTCTACGGCTTCCAAGGTCGAATAGCTGGGAGAATCGTGTGTGTTGCGACGCCCCAGGTCGAACACGATGCACAAGCACGACGCACCGTGCGCGACCTGATCAAGCGTCAAGGAGGCGACTGCGCCTCGTGCAAGGCCTGCATCATCGGCCAGCACACGTAGCGCAGCCGCAGCGGCGGGGCCGGCGGCAGGGGTGCAGCCGGCCACCCGCACCAGCACCCAAGGGGCGGACCATGGCCTACACCGAGTGGCGCGGGAACACCTGCAGAGTCGTCTGGAACACGCGGAAGAAAAACAACCGCGGCAAATGGATCTACGACCAGAAGGGTGGCTTCACCGACGAGATCGAGGCCAAGAACTACGGCCTCGACCGGGAAGCCGAGATTCGCAACGACGACTACATCTCCCGCCGGGACGGCGCCACCACCGTCGGCGAGTACGCCAAGACCTGGGTCGACACCCTCGACGTCGGCCACCTGCGGGACAAGGCCATCCGGTCCATGCTGCGGCTGTACATCGTGCCGCGGTGGGGCGAGACCGCCGTCGCCGACGTCCAGCCCTCCACCTACAGGGCGTGGAAGAAACAGCTCAAAGCGCTGCCCAATGTGGGCGACAAGTACGGGGAAGAGATCCTCACTGTCTTCTCCATGCTCATGGACGACGCCGTCGACGACGGGCTCCGCAAGACTTCCCCCGTGCAGACGGGGCGCAAGCAGCGCCGCGGCCGGTACAAGAAGAAGCCGCGCGAGCGGAAGCGCGAGATGCGTATCGAGGACGTGCACCAGCTCGCCTGCAACGCGCTCGACTTCTGGGGCCTGGACGGCTTCGTCTTCGTGTGGACGATGGCGTGCACCGGCATGCGGCCCGCCGAGCTGTATGCCCTGCGCCGCGTCTACTCCCACCCGGCCTGGCCGGCTACCGATCCCCTGGACGACCCGGAGGAGACCGACCGCGAGGAGCGGCACGCCGACGACCTGGAGCGGTATGGGCCCGACCTGATGCCCGCGGTCAGGGTGCAGTGGCAGCACCAGCGGGAGAAGGGCGTGCTGAAGCTGTTCCCGCCGAAGTACGAGAGCAGGCGGACGCTGGTGGTGCCGCCGTTCCTGGCGGAGCTGCTGGAGCTGCTCCTCGACAGCCACGACGGCGAGTACGTGTTCCGGTCGATCGCGGGCGGTCTGCTGGCGAACGCGAACTTCGCCTACCACTACTGGCGACCGATCGCTGACGGCCGGCCCGCCTCGGAGGAGTTCGAGAGGATCCGGCTCGGGCAGCCCCAGAAGGTCACCTCACGCCGGCCTGTTCCTGCGCTGCCCAAGACCGCCTACGCCGGCAAGCGGCTGTACCTGCTGCGGCACGGTCACAAGGAGTGGATCGACGAGGCTGGCGGTGTGCACTCCCGGATTGCGGTGGAGACGCGGATGGGGCACGAGGTGGCGGGGGTTGAGGGTCTGTACGCGAACGTGACAACGGCGATGGAGCAGCGGATGATGGATTCGCTGCAGAAGCGTTTCGAGCGCTTCGTGCGGGCGACGGAGTGGGAGAAGTCGCCAGGTTCTCCCAGTCGTCTCCCAGAGGGCCTTGCCGAGTGGTGGAAACGGCAGGTCACAGCGGCCGAGGCTGCTGATCCATGTACTGGTTCATGAAGTTCATCTCGACCAAGAGCTTCATGCCGTTCGTCTGGTACCGCATCGCCCTCGGCGTCGTCATCATCGCGCTGGTCGCGGCCGGTGTCCTCAGCCCGCACGCGGCGGAGTCCGCCGGCTGACCGCGACGGATCGTGTAGCCGTCCGGTAGCGCAGCGTCAGTGCTTGCCCCTAGGCTGGTCCGCATGTCCCCCGATGACGTGACCCCTGGTTCCGTGCGGTCCGCCGCGGAACTGAACGATCAGATCCGCGCGCTGTGGCGGCGCACGGGCGGGACCCTGTCCGCCCAGGAGCGCGTGGAGTACGAGTTGCTGGTGGTCGAGTGGGCGACCGCGATCCGCGGCGAGGTCATCGAGGCGGCCTGA